AGCCGGTGGCGCGTATTACGGCATGGGCCTTGGTGGCTCAACCTCTGGTCGACCGGCCAACATCCTGATCGTGGACGACCCATACAAGAACCGCGAGGACGCCGAATCGCCCTCCACCCGCAGAAAGGTGTGGAGTTACTACCAATCGGCCCTCGTCAATCGTCTCCAGCCTACCCACGATGGCCGTCCGCCCAAGCAGATCGTCATTCACACCCGCTGGCACCCCGACGACCTGATCGGCACGCTCATGCGTGGTGAGGACTTCAAGGAGGGCCGTTGGTATCACGTTGACTTCAAGGGCATCACCACCGACAGCAGTGGCCAAGAACAAGCCCTGTGGCCCGAGCGCTTCCCACTGGACTTCCTGCACCGCCTCAAGCGTCTCAACCCGCGCGAGTTCGAGGCTTTGTACCAGCAATCCCCGTTCATCGAGGGTGGCAACATCATCAAGGAGCAGTGGTGGCAGTATTATCCGACCGAGCTGGTGCCAGACCGTTTCGCGACCATCATCATTCCGGTCGACACCGCGTTCAAGAAAGGGGCTGGCAACGACTACACAGTCGCGATGCCGATGGGGCTGACCCCGGAGGGCGACATCTTCGTCCTCGGCGTCATCCGCGACCGCTACAACTTTCCTGAACTCAAGCAGCGGCTGATCCAGCTCAACAACGAGTATCGCGGCAAGGGCCTACGCGCCACGTACATTGAGGACTTGGCATCTGGCCAGTCTCTCATACAGGAACTCAAGTCCACCTCCGGCATCGCTGTCATCCCGTACCGCGCCGGAAAGGACAAGGAGTCCCGCGTACACGCCATCACGCCGATCATTCAAGGCGGGCGCGTCTTCCTTCCCGAGAAAGCGCCATGGCTCGACGACTTCCTGCGTGAGTGTGAGCAGTTCCCCTTCGGCAGTTTCGACGACCAGATCGACTGCATGACCATGGGCGTGGACATTCTCTCCAGAACGGCCATCAGTCCCGAAGACCAGTGGGGCAGCGACTCCTCCAACGCGTCCTTGCTTCAGGAGTACAATGAGCAGCGCGACCTCATCTTGGGTCATGGTCATCATCCTGCCACCAAGAGCAGTCTCAACGCCAAACGCAAGTCCCAATTCAAGTGGCGAGGATGGGGCGTATAGGGACGACAGTCCCGGTACAATCACGCAAAATTTCGGCATCACCCCAGAGGAACCGCAATGGCTGACGAATACGAAGTCATCAACCTGCAAAAGCACTTCGCTGCACTCGAACGCTATCAGGACATCGCAGAGCGTTTGACTGACGAAGAGCAGCAGAAGATGGTCAGTTATATCAAGCAGTGCCACAACATGTCGCACCGCTCGATCAGCAAGCGCTATCCCCACTGGGACGACGCTGACGCCGCTCACGACGTCTACGTCGACCCTGACGCCACCGAGTTCCGCGAGAAGGCTGTCATCCCCGACACCCGCGCAATTGCCGACACGGTCGTCACGTACATGATGGCTGCCCTCGGTGGTCGTAACCCGATGTTCCAGCTCGAAGGCCAGAACCGCACCTCGCGCAAGCCTGCTCTATTGATGGAGCGCGTACTGCACCAGAACATGCGTCGCACGGCGGGCGAAGCACGTATCGCCCAGCATCTTCTCGACATCGTGCGCTATGGCTTCGCGCCCACCAAGGTCATCTGGGAGCCGAGTGGCAACCAGAACAATCTGATCAATTTCGAGCCGCGACGCGTCTTTCCCGACCCGCGCGTATCGTGGGGCGACTGGGACAAGATGCAGTTCATCATCTTCAGCGACAGCGTCTCCTTCAACTCGCTGTACGCATCTGGCCTATACCCCAAGCTCCAGAAAGAGCCGACCAAGTACGCCTCCGACCTTTCAGTCTCTGGCGCGTCCGGCTGGAACGGTCACGGTCACATCAAGAAAGAAGGCAAGGGTTACAACGTCGAGTCCACGACAGAGTCCGACAGCTACTTCAAGCTCGGCAAGAACCGCGTCATCGACGAGGCGTGGATACGCCTGACCGGCTACGAGATTGGCATCCCGACCATCAACACTGTCTACCTCGTCGTCACCATCATGGACGAGAAGGAGATCATTTCTTTCCGTCTCAACCCGTACGGGCGCATGTTTCCGACGGCCATCGGTGGCCTCTACAACGACAGCCACAAGACGTACAGCCAGTCCCTGTACGATCTTCTGCTGCCGCTGCACGACATCGCCACGTGGCTCATGCGCTCACGCGTTGACAACGTCCAAGCGGCGCTCAACAACCTGATCTTCGCCGACCCCACGATGGTCAGCATCCCAGACCTGATCGACCGCAACCCGTGGGGTATCGTACGCACCATGCCCGGAGTCAAACCCGGCGAGGGCGTTCATATCGCATCGATCCCGGACGTCACCCGTGGCCACTGGAACGACATCGCCGCTCTCAACGAGATGAAGCAGCGCGTCTCCGCCGCCTCTGACGCACAGCAAGGCGTGCCGACCGCAGACGTACGTACTGCCACCGAGATTCAGCGCCTGACCCAGCTCGGCAGCCAACGCCTCGGCGTACTCTCCAGAGTCGTCTCCGCCACCTCCATGCGCCCGATGGTACGCATGATGGTGAGCAACATTCAGGATGCGCTCAACCTCGAAGGCAGCATCAACGCTTCCGGCACCGACGTCCCGGGCCAGCTCGCCGACATGGTGCAGGATGGCTACATCGACTACGGAGTCGGCGACCTGCAAGGCCAGATCGAATACTTGGTCATTGATGGCACCCTGCCCATCGAGCCAACCCGCAACGCGCAGACATGGATCGACATGCTCATGGTTCTCAACCAGACCGGCCTGATCATGGAGTACAAAGCTGGCAAGATCGCTGAGGAGGCTATCAAGGCCATGGGCGTCAGCGACATCGACCAGTTCAAGATCAGCAAGGAGGAGCAGCAGCAAGGCATGTCTCCATCGCAGGAGATGGCCATGATGGAGGCGCAGCGCGGCAACAGCGTACAGCCAGCCGAAAACGTGATGAAGCAGGTGGAGAAGGGCAACCTGATCCCGCAATCTCAAGCCAGACAAGCAGCAGGTAGATAGCATGCCACGCAAACTCCCAGACAATCCAAGCGAAGTCCTAGCGCAGGCCGCTGACATCATGATCAGCCTGAGCGCAAGAATCGATGCGCTCGAAACCGAGTTGAGCAAGATCAAGCAGCACCAGCAGAGCAATCGTTCCGCGACAGCCGACGAGGTTGCTGGGTTGAAGGTTGAGGTGCACGAACGGCTGGCGAAGCTGGACAACCCGCACATTCTCACCAAGTCTCTCATCATGCGCTACTTGGCCGACCACAACATGTTGAACGAATGACATGAGCAAGACACGCCCAACGACAGACCAGCTACGCTTCAACTCCAGCGCCAACGGCGAGAGCATCCTCGACGATTACATGGAGGCGTGCGAAAAGGGTGGCCGCAGTCTTCCAGACCTGTTGGACGAACTTTTCGACAGCGTCGACGGAAACCTCAAGAATTTTGTCGACTTGCGCGAAGACCCGCTCAACCCCGGATTCTTCCAGATCAGGCTTGGCACCTACGTCGACCCCAACGCTGGCTGGGAAACCTTCACGTACACTGACCTCAACCAGCTCCTGATCGACGCACAAGCCGCCCGCGACGCGGCCCAGACCGCCCAGACCGCCGCCGAGTTGGCCGAAACAAATGCGGCAGCAAGCGAGTCAGCCGCAGCGACAAGCGCAAGCGATGCCGCCACAAGCGAAACCAACGCTGCAACCAGCGAGTCAAATGCCGCAAGCAGCGAAACCAACGCGTCCACGTCAGAGTTAAACGCTTCCAACAGCGCCGCAGCCGCTCTCGCCTCGCAGAACAAGGCCCAGCAGTGGGCGACTGAGGCTGAAGACGTCGAGGTCGAAACCGGCCTGTACAGTGCTTTCCACTGGGCGCAGAAGGCGCAAGACGCCGTGGCTTTTGCTGTCCTCGACACACCGGTTCAGGGAGACATCGTCAACGCCATTTCCGCCAACTGGGCAGACATGGTGGCCAACCGGGCGATGACAATCGCTGGCGACAAGACGTTCACCGGCAACACTGTTTTTGGCAACAGTGTCCAAGTATCCGGCGATAACAAGGCGCTCCAGTTTCTTGACAGTGGAGACGTACGCAAGGCGCAGCTTCATTCTCTTGCATCCAGTACGCAGCTCACGTTCGGTGACATCGCGTCACAGGGTGGAGATGGAACCGCATTGGTCATCTCGGCAACAGACGCGACAGTCGAAACAAACGGAACCAACGTACTTGGGGCACCGGGCGCAGCCAGCATCATGACGCGCGAACGTGGCGACAACCGTTACTGGATGTCTACCTCGGACAACACAGACAGGCACCTCAACGGCACCCACGACCTCGACACCATCGTCGAACCCGGTATCTACTCGTGGTACAGCGACAGCAGGCCGATCAACTCACCCATCGACATGGGTGTCATGATCGTCGAAACTGATCTCCAGCAACCGCATCAGCTAGTGTTCGATGGCAACAGCGCCCGCATGTACATACGCAGAAGGAATTCTGGAGTGTACGGCGCATGGAGCATCATTGGCACTATCGATCTCACCCCGGTCGACGGCAACACTAATGTTGGTATCTCATCCGACTGGGCGTACGGGCTTCTGAATGGCGAGAGCAGTTTCAACAGTCTGAAGTTCAGGGGCATCGAGCTTGAAGGCACTAGCCCGGCGAACGATTCTGCGCTTGTCCTACATGTCGATCCAGCTACCGGAACTGAATTCCCTGCCGACCCGATGGCTGGCGACGCGTTTGATTCTTATGGGAGCTGCATCCGTTGGATGAACAAGGCGTTCCCTGAAAACAAGCCCATGGGTAGAGCGATCATAGAGATCGAAGTTGGCGCGACAGGATCACACACATTCGTAGAAACCGAGCGGTTGGTCTACTACGGCGGAGCGTCAAACGTACGGATTCTGGTGTACACGTCTGGCGTACAGGGTGGAACTGTAACCTTGCAAGCGCCGGGTGGTTACGTACACGGAACTGAAGGCACACAATCAAGGTTCCAACTTGGCCCAGCCTCCAGCGGTGGAGCCGGATGCTTCTTTCACGTTGAGAACACTGGCCCCGCAGCCTCCTCCTCTGGCAGTAGTACAGGCAGTAACACAGGTCTTACCGTTTATGGGTACTTGTCTGCGTACAACGGCGGAATCAAAGGCACTGCGGCACCGGGCACTACAGGCTTCGGCATATATGTTATAGGCGGCGGCGAAGTCGTTTATAGCGACGACTACATCCACGGCGTGACTGGCGACGGAGTAGCGGTGCAGTTCTCAGCCTCCGGCTTCAACACCGATTACTTCGGCAGCGGCGGCCCGGTCATTGGTGAAAGCACTGGCGGACTCTCCACACAGGCTGCCATCCAATTTTCAGGCCCGATTGTACTCGACTGGACATGGGGTCAGAAGTTCGACACACCCGGCTTACGCAAAGGGGTTCAGGTCAGCGGAGACGGCGCAGCCCTGCTTGGCACTGCCACCTATCTCAATGGCGCGAACCTGCTCGCAGAAAGCCATAGATACTGGGGCCTGACAGGCACTTTCTCTAATCGAAATTTCTTCATAAAGAATGACCTCACTGTCGGCGATGACATCCACATGACGAGTGCGTCACCACACATTCGTGTTACCAGTTACGGCGGCATTATCAGGGAAGGCTATGGTGGTTTTGCTGCCGGGCAGGATGGCCTCTTCCCAATCGACTCAGCTGGAGCAAGCGCAGACGGCACCCGTGACCTTGGCGCATCAAACGTACGCTGGAGGGACGGGCATTTTAGCAGACATCTATATGCCAACCGCATCGATATTAGCAGCAATACATACACTGCTGATTCAGATGTCGCCCTGACAGCCAACGCCGTTATTGCGAGTGATGACACTCTGCACTTCGTGGCTGGTACTGGCAATCACCGGTGGTGGACAGGCGCAACTAACAGGTTGACAGGTACTGCGGGGGCAACCGAGAGGATGGCTCTCAGTGCAAGCGGGGACCTGAACATCGATGGAGTACTGACTACAAACCAGAGCAGTTGGAACGGCTCGTGGAGCGGCGCGTACTGGTGGCGCGGGACCGTTGGCGGACTTGTTATCAGCTCAACCGGCCCATCAGTCAGGCCATGCAACACCACTGGAAGCGGCGCGTCGAATGGCTTGATGAATCTAGGCGATACGAGCTATAGATTCAAAAACGGATATTTCAGTGGCACAATCTACAACGCCAAAGGCACCGTACCCGGCGGCAACGTACCGAGGTTCACCGTTTCTACCAGCGCACCGTCATCTGGCCGCGCCACCAACGACATCTGGTTTGACATCTGATGATTACAGCATCCACACGCTTTGGTGATTACGTCGACGCGGCTTTCGCCGCCAAGGCGTGCCAGCCCGCCATGGACGTGGCCGTCACCATCGACCCCGAACTCACGTGCGAGCAGGGCGTACAGGCCATGATTGCACACGTTGACTTCGAGGACACGTGGGCAAGCTGGACGCTCACGTACGGCCCGGACATCGACGATACGTTGCGCAACCTGTGGATCGACAGCATCGGCTCTCAGACCACAATCGATGAGACACTACGTAGCCCAAAATTCGATCAAGCAGACGCTCCCAAGCTGGAGCAAAAGCAGAACCTTGGCCAGCTCATCTCCGAGTTGGTCAGCAAGAAGTCAGACAACCCGGTTGGCCTGTTTCACTACATGGAGCGTCTCGCAGACGTACTGCCTGCGCAAGCGCTTGAGCCACTTCGCACCGTGATCGAAGACAAAGCGCCGCACTTATTTGAACCTGAGCCAGCGTTCGACGAGATAGATTTTCCGGGTGCGCTATGGGATTACGATGAAAACGGCAGGTGGCGTGTTATCAACCCCGAAGACAACAATTTCTAATGCCCAAGACAAGTTCAAAATATCCTACTGGAGGCCAAAACATAGACCTTGGTGGTTCTGAATCTGTCTGGAGCAACCCCGGCAACATCACAGCAAATGATGGCGTTTCCGCATCTGCGAATTTTGCGAAGCCAAGTATCAGCGATTACTTGAGGGCGACGCCGTTTGGCTTTTCCTCGCTTATACCGTCCACTGCCTCGATACTCGGATTCTATTGCGTGGTTGAGCGTAGAGGTGATGTCGCCAGCAACTTTAGCGACCTGCTTGTACGCCCGCGCACAAGCTCATGGAACGGGGCAAACAAAGCGAAGTCAAGTTTTTACAGCACTAACTGGGGCACAATCTCATATTTCTGGACTGGTTCTGAAGTACCCACTTCACGCATACGCGATTCGTCTTTCGGTATAGACTTTCAGGTGCAAAGCGAAGCCGGTGGAAATGTTTACGTGGATCGAATTTACGCCTATGCACAGTTCACAAATGCATACCGCTGGAACGGTTCGTCGTGGGTAGCGTGCAATGTATGGCGATTTAATGGATCAGCTTGGGCAGAAATTCAGCATATCCAGCGATGGAACGGCTCAGCTTGGGAGAAAACATGAATCCTGATTACCGCTACCGCTGCAAAATCACGCGCTGCGTAGACGGCGACACGGTCGATGCCGAGGTAGACCTTGGCTTCAACACGCACCAGCGAATCCGATTCCGCCTGTGGGGCATCAACACCCCGGAACGTGGCCGAGCTGGATTCCACGAAGCCACCGAGTTCTTGGAAACCTTCGTCAGCGACAATCCCGTCACTGTCGTGTCACGCAAAACTGGCAAGTTCGGTCGTTGGCTTGGCGAATTCTTCGTCGACGTCAACGGCGAAACCATCAACATGAACGATCTGATGATAGAATCCGGCCATGCACAACCATACATGAGGGACAGGAAATGAACGTACCGCTAATCCCGCGCGATAAAGCCAACCATTACTTCTACGGCACCGTGCTTGCGACTGCCTCCTACGTCATTGCCATGGCCCTGCTATTTGCTGGCGTATACTTTTTACCGGACATTGTTTCGGCGTGCGAGTTGTGGCCGGTTCCACTGCTTTCCCCGCTGTTTGGCCCAGCTATCTTTGGCGCGTTCAAGGAGTGGAAGGACAGTCGAGACGCAGACGGCGACGGCAAGCCAGACGCTACGCCGGAGTTCGCGGATTTTGTTTACACGGTCGCAGGCGCTGGCCCGATTATTGCGTCGGTTGGTGTCATGCAGGCGTTTATCTTGGTATCCATCTGATGACACTCATCCGTCTCATTCCAGTCTTCACAGCGCTCGTTATCTTCTGTGCCCTCTACTGCTAGGAGGCCGCCATGGCGTACATCGACAAAGAAGAGAGCATCCCCCCCCCGGAACGCCCGGAACCGGTACGTCCGAAACCGCCAGTCAAGGGCTACGTCATCGGCGAAGGCTCGTGGAACCAGCTCATCGGCGTACACCCCGAACTCGGCTTCATGGTCACGGAAGCGATCAAGATCACGCCAGTCGACTTCACCGTCTTTGATGGCATACGCACCGAGGTTGAGCAGTCCAAGCTGGTGGCTTCAGGCGCATCCAAGACGATGGACAGTTACCATCTTTACGGCCTTGCGGTTGATCTCGTCCCGTGGATCAACGGCCAGCCGCGTTGGGAGATCGACCCGACCAAGCGGATCGTCACGGCCTGCAAGCAGGTCATCAAGACCCACGGACTCGACATCGATAACGGCTGGGACTTGTGGGGATGGGACATGTACCATTTTCAGCTCACCGGGAAGAAACCCTACTACGATGTCAGAAAATTCCTACCCGACTTGGTACGACAGAACTGATGTTCATTCATACAATGACTGCTGGATAACGGACACACGATAACGTCATGAGCGAAGAGCATCACGAAGAGCATCACGAGCAACAGCCGAACGGCGTAGAGCGCCACATACAGACGGTTGTTGTCATGGTGATTCTCGGCGTACTCGGATGGGTTGGCCTGAAGGTCGCCGACATGTCCGAGTCAAACGCCAAGCTGGAGGTGCAGGCCACGAACCTTGCCAGCCAGATTGTTGAAGTAAGGACAGAGTTGAAGGAAGACATCAACGAACTAAAAAACGAATTCAGAGTGTCGTCAGCGGACAAGTACACGGCCACAGAGGCAGACCGTACTCACAACGCATGCCGCCAAAGGATGAAGCTGATTGAGGAAAGGATGTTCGAGGCTGAACGCGGCATCAACGATCTCCGGCGCTCACAACCGCAACCCAGAAAGCAGTGATGGACAAGCCACTCGTCGAGTTCATTTCCCGCAAGTTCCTGATGGCGCTGGCCACCCTGATCGTCAGCACCATCCTCGTTTGGTTCGCCAAGATCGACCCGACCACGTACGGCAACATCCTCCAGTGGGTAATCGCCGCCTACGTGGTCAGCAACGTCGCCGAGAAGCGTGTCCTTAAATAACCCCCTCATCAAGTACGGCCTCCCGGCCCTCGTCATCCTTGCCATCTTCGTCGGCATTTGGTTTCACGGCTACAATGCAGGCCAGCGCAGTACGCAACAAGACCTGCTCGACAAGCAAGCCGAGTCACAGGAGAAGATTAATGAACTGTCGTACGAAAACGCCATGCTCCAGCAGCGCATCGACAATCTCCAGCGCCAAGCGCCGACCGAGATCGTTCGCTACGTACAGAATCGCGGCAGCGATCCTGAGTGCTTCGATGCTGACGGGCTGCAACTCCTTCAGCGTTATCGGCAATATCCCGCCAGCGTTGATGACTGAGTGCCCGGACATCCCGGAACTCACGGCGGGCAAAAGCTCTGACGTCATGCTGCACCTCGTACAGACGTACGGCCTCTACCACGAGTGCCGCGCCAAGCACACCGCCCTTGTCGGGATCGTGCAATGACCAAGAAGGAAGCGCACGAACACGTACTCAGCAAGGTCAGCGAAGCTGGGCGCGATCAATGGGGCCGCCAATGCTGGCGATTCGGCGTCACTGGTCGCCGATATTGCGGAAAAAACGCTCGCGAGCGTGCAATAAAGCAGGGTCATGCTATCCTCAAGAAATTCAGCAAGTAGACAGAACCCCAACATGTCATCGATACTAGACACTATCAAGCCGCGCGATGCCGTCAAGGCGCTGCACGATTTGGAAAAGTCTCTTGGATGGGCGCTCATCAAGGCGTACTTGGAAAAGGACATGATGGATGCGGTACGTGGTTTGGGCACAAATCCCGACATGACCGAGGCCGAGATGCACTACCGTCGCGGTGCTATTTTTGCGACGGACAACTTCGAGAAGTTGCCACGGCAACTGCACTCGATTTACGAAACGAACCTCGCGCTCGATACGAGCAATACAGACGAAGACACATAGGTGAACACCAATGGAAAAACAAAGCCCTGAAGCTCAACAGGCAGCCATCGAACAGATGGCGAACCGCGCGCTTGGCCAACCGCAACAACCCGGCCCGGCACAACCGCAACCTGAAACAGACACCGCGATGGACAAGGCCCAGACAGAGGGCGCTCCAGTAACCGAGGGCGACAAGGCCCAAGAATCTCCTGTCACGTACAAGGTGAAGATGGAAGACGGTGAGCGCGAACTCACTGAAGCCCAGCTCAAGGGCATGATGGAGCGCTACGGCAAGATGAATCAGGCCAACGATTACATGCGCCCCGTACTCGGCCTTGCTACCGAAATGCTCAAGCGTAACCCCGGCATGACGCCAGACCAGTTGGTCAAGGGATTCATCCAGATGGCCAACCAGCCCCTGCAACAGGGCGGCCCAGATGAGCGCCCCAACGAGCAGAAGGCTCCCGTACAGGGCGCATCTGAAATCTCCTCTCAGTTCGAGCAGTGGGAGAAGGACAACGCAGCATCCCTGCCGCCCGGGTACAAGGACATGTTTGGCCAGACACAGGCTGTCCAGCAACAGATGAATCAGATGATGCAGATGATGAATCAGATGATGGGCCAGTCACGCGGCATGGTAGACGGCGCGAAAGCCGCTTCACAGGACGCACGTGGCCAGATGGTCAACGCAACCAAGCAGCGCATCGCCAACAACCTGAATCAGGTGCAGCAAAAGCTCGGCCTGCCTGACGAGAAGGCGCAGGACTTCATGAACTTTGCTGCCGAACGTGGCTACGTGATGGAGGACTTCATCGACCCGATGCTGGCCCTCAAAGTCGCGCAGGACTTCAAGAACAGCGCCAACGCTGGCGAGTTCGGGCGTCTGCAAGACATGGCCCAGCGCCGTCAAGCGTTCACCGGCACTTCTGAAACCCAGCCCGGTCAGGGTGGCCCTGCAAACGAAGGGGTTGATCCGAATCTTGAAGGGATGATCAACCGCGCCATGAAGCGTAGAATGTAACCCCGAGGAATACCCCCACCGGACGTCAACTCCTCATCCGGTTTTCCTCAACCGCTTGGCCCGTCTTCATGACGGGTCTTTTTTTTGCGAAAAGGGGATTACAACCCCTGCCGCAGCATGTACATTTCACCTAACTCGTTGCAAAACGAAACACACATAAGCGATGGTAATTCCGCCGTGTGAAGTTGCCGCAAAGAGTTACGCGTGATGGTTATTCCACGCATAACGAACCTGTAAATCTGACCATTATTTTGGAGAATTGACATGCCTGTAGCTGGTATTCAAGGTCTTCGCGGCACTGGCCAGTTCGATACCGATCATCGGCCAACGAATTACCGCGAAATGTTCACAATGCTGGAGCCGAACGGTGACGCTCCTCTCAACGCCCTGCTTGCCATGGCATCGAGCGAGTCCACCGACGACCCCAAATACAACAACTTCCGTGACGAGCTTCCTGATCGCGTCATGACTGTCAACGGCGCTATCGCTGACGCAGTCACCACCACGATCACTCTCGCCGATTCCGAGGAAAACAAGTTCGCCATCGCTGGCGCAATCCTGATCAACTCGGAAACTGGCGAAGTCATGCACGTCACGACTTCCTCGACAAACACCACGGTCGTCGTTACTCGTAACGTCGGTGGCACCACGCACCAAATCGCAAATGGAGCAGAGCTTTTCGTAGCTGGCTTCGCGGCGAAGGAAGGCGCGGACACGCCCACCCCGATCTCGTTCGACGCAGTCATCGCCTTCAACTTCACCCAGATTTTCCGTACGGCGTTCTCCGTCTCGGGCACTCTGGACAAGACCTACCTCCGTACTGGCGACAAGTACGCAGAGGCTCAGGAGAAGGCGCTCAAGCTGCACATGGGCGACATCGAGCGTGCAATGATCTTCGGCACCAAGCACATCACTGACGAAAACACGGCAGAGCCGCTTCGTTACACTGGTGGCTTCATCAACGAGATCACTGGCGTTACCGATGCAGCTTCCGGCTTCGGCGCTGCCAACACCGTCACCGAGGACGAGTTCGACCGCTTCCTGATCGACACTGTCTTCGCGTACGGCAGCAAGGAAAAGCTGTGCTTTGTTGGCCCGACCATCGCTGGTCACATGCAGGCCATCGGCAAGAACCGCTGGAACCCGACCCAAGTTGAAGGCTCGTACGGTGTGAACTTCACCCGTTACCGCACCTTCGCTGGCGACCTTCTGGTTCACCTGCACCCGCAGTTCCGCCGTATTCCGGGCATGACCGACAGCATGGTCATGATCGACTTCCCGTTCCTGAAGTACAGGTACATGGATGGTCGTGACACCGCGCTGCTGGAGAATCGTCAGGGCAACGGCGAAGACCGCAAGAAGTCAGAGTACATGACTGAATGTGGCCTTGAGCTGACCCAAGACAAGGTTCACCACTACCTGAAAGGGTGGACTACCCTTGGTTAATCGCTGACGTGTAACAGTGATGCAAGACCCCGCTTCGGCGGGGTTTTGTCTGTACAATGAGGACGACTGCGCGACGCGTACGTTTTATCCTTACCAACATCCAGATGAGGACTCTGACATGGCCGACGAAGAGATTACCCATGAAGAAGAAGTGCAAGAAGAAGCCGCTCCAAAAAAGACAGCCCGCAAGACGAGGAAGGTAGCAACGCCTTCTGTTGTCGTTTTCCGCAGCCGCAACAGCGAGCCGCGAGAATTCCAGATCAACGGCATCCGCGCTCGCCGCAATGTCGAACACCCCGGACGATGCGAATGGCACGTACCCGGCGACAAAGCCGAGGCGTTTGAGCGCCATTTCCACGTCGCCCGTGGTCGAGTGTTGCGTGTTAAAGACTGATGGCCGAGCAGAACTTTCCCCACATCCGCGACGATTACGCGCCGCTTGATACGCTGATCAAGAGCGCAATTCGTCGCTTCGGGGATTTCTCTCCACAATCCGTTGACGGGGTTGTGACAAACATGTTCATCGAATTCGCCAACATGGTGATCGAGGACTACCGTTCACATCCGTATTACGACGGTCGTAAGATCGAATATTACAAGAGCGCCAACGAGGCGCGTCCCATCCCCGATCAGATCATGCTGCTTGGACTGCTTGCGCACTACTCTTTCCAGCAGATGTCCGAGAAGACGCCCGGGTATCAAGCCATGTACTTCAAGGCCATGAATCAGATCATGTGGCACGACATCAACGGCAACACGGCCATCAAGATGCGTCCGATGGATGGCGGCTCCAACAAAGACGGCTCGTCGGAAACAAGCGTCACCAACGGGCTGACCGACGAGGAATTAAAGAGCGATAGCGACTGATGGCCAGCTTCAAGTCTCCACCGGGCGTCAAGGTAAAGCCATTCGTGATGTCCAACTTCATGGGGCTTGATTCAAGCACCGACGTCACCGCCCAAGACAACCAGAAAGAGCAGACCCTGTCCGTCTGCAACAACGCGTACTGCGACTGGCGTGGCCAGATCATCCGGTCGCCTGCTGGCAGACGTGTTGTCAACGCAGGACTTGTGACTCACGTACGCTTCTACGGCAACAGGGACGACGAAACCAACGTCGCATTTGCCGAATCGACCGACTACAAAATCTCCCTCAAGTCCGACCGTGGCCACGTTGCTGAAGACGTATACGACAAAAACGTCGCCGTCACCTCGACAATCTTCTCGAATAGCGCCCACTTCTGTTCCAAGAACAGCTACATGTACGTCTACGACGGAGCATCCTTCCAGCGCAACGATTCCAGCGCCATGGAAGTCCTCGCGCCTGCGTACTGCTGTTCCGTGCAGCGCCGCCTTGTGGTCGCCGGACTGCTGGGCAGAGATACGGAAGTCCAGCTTACGCGCGTAGACACGTACGACGTATTCGCCGACGACGAAGACCCGAACGAAGAGAACGTCCTGCGCGGCGGCAAGATCGAGATCGGCAACCTGCTTGGTACAGCCGACAAGATCACGGGTATCGCCGGGTTCGAGCAGAATCGCTTGGCGATCTTCACCCGCAACCGTACGCTCATCTACGTCATCGACCCGGACATCAATAACTGGCAACTCGATGAACGCGCCAACATCAACATCGGTACAATCTCGCACAACACCATCGTGCAGGCTGGCACCGACCTTGTTTTCTGCTCAGAGCGCGGCGTTCACACGATCATGCGCTCACGCGAAAACGGCATCCTCGTGTACGCAAGCCTGTTATCCAGCCGAGTTGACATTGAGTACCGTCGCCTTCTCAAGCAGGTTACAAACAAGGAGCAGATTTCCGCCGTTTGGGATCAGGAAAACAGCCAGTACCACATTTTCTTTCCAATCAGTGACCGCGTCTCAAAACGCCTGACCGTTAATATGAGCCAACAGCAGGAGGTTCCTGAAAAGTGGTCGAGCGGCGACTACCTCAATGCTCGCTGCGGAGACGTTCTTGGAGGTCGTTTTGTCCTTGGCGGGTATGGCGGCATCCATGAAATCTTCGACATCGAGGATGATCTGGAGGCGTTGTCAGACGTTGCGATGGAGATCAAGACGCCGATTTCGTGGCAGGGTTCCATGACCGAGGACAAGGCTGCGCACAGCTTTTTCCTGCACGCGACCGGTCAGGGCGACCTGATGGTTGAAATCCTCAACGAGGAAGACGAATTACTTGACGCGTTCAACCTTGAGATCAAGGACGATGAAGACGCGAAATTCCCCGATAATCCTATATCAAAGCAGTACGAACGCAAGTTCGAGGCGATCTATCGTGGTGTGCGCGTCAAGCTCACATCGAAGGGCAAGGGTCTGATTCGTATCCTTGCAGTCGGTTTTAACGTAAGGCAGAGATGACATGAGCAGACTACGCCAACTCAACGCCCAGAATTACTTCTCATCTGGCCAGATCAACGAGGAGTTCGAGAGCGTCGTACGCTACCTGAACTCCGCAGAATTAGGCAACAAGACAATTGCCGAACTTCTGGATGCGATCTTCGATGATGACGGGAACTTCGATGGCGTCGTCGAGCTACGCCTCGATACCGCATCTGGCATCCAGTACCGCACTGGCGAATTCAATGACCCTGAAACCGGTTGGAAAACAATCGTCCCGGTCGATGAGCTTCGCGGCAACGATGGTAAGGACGTCGGTCAGATCGGCGAACCCGTATTTCAGGACAGGGTTGATTTCACGGCTACAGGCGGCGAAACGGAAATTGACGTTGCACACGATGCCGGAGACGTACTCGTGGTTTACAGCGAGGGCCTCTTGCTCACCGAGGGTGCGGGTAACGATTACACCTCAAATCCGACAGGAGGCACCGGAGGTAACGGAAGCGTCACGTTCCTGTCGGCCCTTGGCGTTGGCGAAAAGATTTCCGTTTTCAGGCTGTACGATGGCGTCACCTTCGACATCTCCCGATACGACGAGGAGACGGTTGGCCTGAAGTCAAACTTTGGATTTGTCCATACGCGGGACGCTTCGATTCAGGTGTACAAAAACGGCGTTCTCATGCGAGAGGGCGTGACATTCGATTACTTCCTCGACCCTGACAACGATTTGGTGGTTTTCAATACAGCAGTTCCCGGCTCCACCAAGATCGCTATTATTGGCGCAGAGCCAATCGAGGACGTTGACGTCACCGGGCTGATGATCGAGTCTCGCTACACCGATCTCAGCGGGTACATTCCGTACACCAAGCTGGTTATCCAAGACGACGAAATACCGCAGGCCAAGGTCGAACAACTTGTCGCCACCTTGGCCGTTACGCCAGACATCACGATTGGTGCAAGTACGCCAAATCCGGCGACCCGTTTCTGGGTTGACACATCTGTTGCGCCGAACCAGCTCAAGTTCTACGACGGCACCAAGTACCTGTCCGCCAACCCTGCGTCGGCAATTCCGACGTTTGACGACAACAATGCGCTGCAATTTCTGCAAGTTGATGCGACAGGAACACAACTGGAATATTCTGACGTCGACTTCAGCTCGTTGATCCCGAAGAGTCAAAAGGGCGCAGCAAACGGTGTTGCTACCCTCAGCAGTTCAGCTCGTATCCCTGTGGCGCAGATGCCGGAAACCATCGCGTACGACTCGATCAACGTCTACCAAGCTGGAGGCGTTGCAGACGGCTCGTTCAGGGCAAATCGATACTTCAAACAGAAAGTTATCATTAGCGCAATCGAGCTGCGTACAGACACTGGAACATGTGACGTTCAGATCGAAATCGACGGTGTCCCGGTCGGCAGTACGTACAACGTCTCAAATACTCCGACATCTGACACCCTGTCCAACCCGATCACGGTCGATGCGACACTAAGCTCAAAGCTGGTCAGCATTGTCGTATCGAACGGAGCGGCTCCGACCAACCTCGACATCGTCATGTCGGTCAAGGTTCAGTCGCAGTAATGCCTTTGCCAGCCGACAATCTCGAGGAACTGTTCGCGAAATGGATGAAGCGTGATCGTCACGCAACCGAGTTCCTGCTGAACATCGCGTACATGACCCGGCTGGCCGACAACATCGTCGACGGAGACTCTGAAGACCCCGCCAAGGACATGGCGCATCTGCTCTACCGCGCGTTGATTATGCAGATCAAGAATCCGTTCTTCCTCGCCCACGAGGACGAATTGTCCAGCGCCATGGCAGCCGCCATCATGCAGTGGGAACACAGCGAGCGTTGGAAGAAGTTCGACGACCAGACATCACGCATCTTTGCGTTCGTGTATCGCGAGGGCGTGCAGGAGATTTTGCGTACAGCCGCACGCATTGTTGGTGGCTACGACCACGCGAGAGGCGTGATGGAAGAGTTGCACGAACTCAGCCACGTTGCGTCACCAGAGACATTCACCGAATGGGAGCAAGAACATGGGCATGTATAGCTCGCCAGCGCCGCCGCCGCCGCCGGACTACACCAATCAGCGACAGTCGTTCGTTGCTGGCGAAAACGCACGCAGGCAGGAAGAGGCAGACAAGTACAACGAGCAGGTCAACAGCTTCAACGATAGTCTGCTGAACTTCGGCGAGAGCTTCGATTCGATTGGCAGCCGTTTTCAGGATATTGATCTTAACAACGTCAATGATTTCGGTGACTGGCGTACAGACCTGCAAGGTTTGCGCAACAATGTGCTGCGTAACGACTTCGAGGTTGCCGCCCCGGACATGCCTTCCATGATCAGTTCGTACGGCGAGATGGTATCGCTCGATACGCCGAACTTGATGAGCGTCGACAACGATTATCGCAACACGCTTCTGAACGACATCGAGGGAATGTTCGGCCAGTATGAAGGGCTTCTTGACCAGCGTCAGGATGCGTTGAGTGCTGACTCGCGCTTCCGTAACCAGATGAACACCTCCCTTTCTAACCTGTGGAACACCTCAAGCGGCACCGACATCTACCGCAGCGGCGCTCTTGATTCTCTGGCCAACCGGTTCGGCGAGATACAAAACCAGTTTGGCGGCTATCAGTCGAAGCTGGATGACGCCAGCTTTGGCGGCGTAGAGTCTGGCCTGAACTCATTCAACGACTGGCTGCAAGAGCAGCGCAACACGTACTCGTCAGAGCAGGGTCGCGTATCCGACTACCGCAACACGCTCCAGAACTCCCTGATGGATTTCGGACAGCAGTTCGGCGACCTGACGGTCAACGACCTCGACCAGATCAACGCACTCGACGAAGCCGTCGCCATGAAGGCCCGCGAGGCGATGAACTTCAATTCGCCGCTCAACGCCGACTTCGGCGCATCGATTGCCAAGTTCGGCAACCTCGATACGCAGATCGATGCACTGCGTGACAAGCGTACGTCCGAGGAAAAGCGCATCAATCAGGCAGGTAAAAACTTCGGATTGACCATAGAAGAAATGCTGCGCAAGGCCCCGGAAGTCAACCTGAACTCAGGCTCGTCTTTCGACAACATGCGCAACCAAGTCGAGCAACTGCGTCGTCAGATGCAGGGATTCGATTCGCCGCTTGAGGCAGATTTCAGCGCACAGCTCAACGATCTGACAGGAATCGAAGAGATGCTGGACTCTCGTTTTCAGGAGCGCCGCAACGCCATTGGCGACATCGTAGGTAACGCGCAGCAAGCACGTGATGCGGCCATGGGCCTTGACCTGTGGGACGAGCAGGGCATGCGCGGCCAACTCGACGACCTGAACACCCAGCTCATGCAACTTGGTCAGTACACCGGCGGACAGGTTTCGCAAGATCGTGATCAGATTCAGTCATTGGCCGACTCCATTCGTGGCCGCCTTGGCGAACTCGACACGTACCGTGGTGGTATCGAGGGCCGCGCTCAAGACCTGCTTGGTCAAGTCGAAGACACCAGCTTTTACGGCATGGAAGACGTCGACAAGATGCAATCACTGTACGATTCACTCGCTCAGGAACAGGATCAGTACGGCGCAATGACAGCCATGGACGAACTCGACGCGATCTCGCGTATGCTCGGTGGCAACCGTGACCGTATCCAGACACAGCTCGACGAGGCTGCCGCTCGCGCCGCACGCGAGGCGCAAGAAGCCGAGAACACTGTCTTTGGTATGGATCGCCAGTTTATTGAGCAGCAACTTGCGAATTCCAATCTGACGCCAGAAGAGTACGCCTCGCTCGTTCAGCGCGTACAGGAAAAAGACCCTGAGTTCGCGCAGCAAATCATCGCCCAGTACGGGGCGCTATTTGGAGGCTAACGATGGCGGCTAACCTCACTCCATATCTCGGCGGCTACTATCCGTTCTTCGGCCAGACGGCTGACTTGAGCTACAAGTACGATTACAACAACAGTCAGCCCAGCGGTGTTCGTGACGGCTACTACGACACCCGCCCGATGTACAACCCGGAAAACCAGTTCGGCTACACGCTTCCAGACAACCTCGTGTACAAGAACGACGCTGGTTGGATGGATTGGGAAGACCCGGATAAGGTTTCCGGTTATTACGACTATGAGTGGGGTAACACGAACGACGACGCTTTCTTCCGTACGCACTTAAACGATTCTGGGCAGATGCAGACCGACCGGCTCAGCGGGCGCGGCGGCAGCGTCCTTGATTCCTATATCGAGAGTCAAGGCTGGAACAGGGCTGACGGCTATGCCAGTGGCGGCAAGCCATACGACAGCTACTACCCCGGCTTGGTTCATAGCCAAGAATTCATGCCAGACCAAGACCACAGGGTAATTTCCGAGATGGGGCGCAACTGGTCTGGCTGGGGTATTGGCCCGACGAACAGCCCGTACACCAGCGAGTCGCAGTATTACAACGACCCGATGATGGCGATGAACAACATCTACTTCACCGACGATCCGGTGGAGGGGTTGGAGTCGCTGCACTTCACGAACTGGGACAACAACGGCCTGAACAACTGGTATTACGATCAAAACTACTACAAGGACTGGAATAACACCGGCTACGACATGGCCGCCGCTTTCAACGACAAGTACCTCGACAGCGAGAACCAGTACAGGCGCGAGCAGGAACGTGACTACAACAACCTGCTGAACAAGTACACGAACGAGTTAAGCGACATCGAAAAGCTGGCGTCAGGCTTTGGCGACAAACTGTCTGGCATCAACATCAACAACGTGCAGGATAACCAAGCGTTTCTTGATCAACTGTTGGCCACCCAAGAGCGTTTGGGAAACATCGACATCGACAAGCTCATGGAATACAAGCCACGTACCGGCGACATCCATGGCTTTTTCGACCGCCGTTACGAAAACATGAAGGACAACACGCCTCGTTTCCGTACTGCGCTCGACGCGTACGATCCGAACGTGAAGTCGGTCGGCTTCAATCAAAACACGCTGAATCAGTACATCGACGATCTGGTCAAGGCGCAAAACCGCTTCAAGGACATCAAGTCAGATCGCAACGCCGCAGTCAGCCGCGATGACGCCTTTCGTGGACGTATGGGCGACAGCATTGATGGATACTGGGCGAACGCGAAAGACGAAGACATCTACGGCAACGGCATCCTCGACATGCTTGGGTCGCAGTATGGTGATCTGCAAAGCCAGTTATCTTCTTACGAATCCGACTTGGCCAACCCGGGGTTCGGCGGCCTCCAGTCTGAGCTTGGTGAAATCGGAAGCTGGCTTGGTAGCCAAAACGCTGCGTACGACCAAGAGGCAGGCCGCATCGACCAGTTCCGTACTGGCTTGCAGGATCGTCTTGGCACGCTGGGCGAATCGGTTGAGGGAACTACGATTCGTGATGCAGACGCTATCGAATCACTGGATAGCGAAATTGCCTCTGTGCTTTCACAGGCGGAAGGATTCAACACGCCGATCTCGACAGACTTCAGCGACATCACCGGCGCTCTCGGCGGCCTTGATTCTCGCGTAGACGCACTACGCAGCAGGCGCGAAAGCGAGCTTGATCGTGTCAATCAGGCGCGTACAGGGTTCGGAGAAAGTATTTCCGGTCTGCTTGAGCGGGCACCGGAACTCAATTTGCGGGCAGGATCGCAGTTTGATTCGGCAAATGCTCAAATCGACGACTTGCGCAACCGCATTGGCGGCTTTGAGAGCGAGCTTGATCCAGACATGACCGACCTTCTCGACCAGTTATTTGGTGCCGAGCAGGCAGTCCAGTCTCGCTATCAGGAGCGTCGTGGCGCAATCGACGAAATCCTTGGACGTGCGCAAGGCTTTGGCCAGTCTGCACGCGACGCAGACCTTTGGAATGAGCAGGCCATGATGGACGCGATCTCGGGCGTTGAGGGTGCGCAGCGCGATCTTGGCCTGTACACCGGCGGCCAAACAGCGCAAGACATGGCGTCGACAAACGACATCATTGAAGCGATCAACAGCCGCCTCGGCGAGCTTGGCGACTATCGTGGCGGAATCGAGAATCGCGCACAGCAACTCCTTGGCCAGACGCAGGATACGCCGTTCTACGGTATGGACGACGTTCAGCGCATGCGCGGCTTGTATGACCCTCTGGCTGGCGAGAGCGATCAGTACAAAGCTGTGCAGGCACAAGACGAACTTGATGCTATCCTTGGCCTGATTACCGGGGAAGAGTCACGTATTCAAGGCGACCTTGATCGGTTGGCTCGTCGCAAGGAAGAGGAACGCGAGGCAACAAGACGAGGCGTACACGGCATTGATCGCAATATGGCGCTTGGCGGAATCAACATTCCAAACCTGTCGGCAGAGGAATTTCAGGCGCTGGTATCTCGCGTAGGCGAGAAAGACGAGCTGGCGGCGCAACAATTGCTTTCCCAGTACGGAAGGCTGTTCGGATAACCGGAGAAGATTATGTGGGGCGCACTCATTACTGGTGGTTTACAGGTTGCAAGCGGCCTGATGGGCATGAAGTCTGCCGATCAGCAGCAGCAATTGGCCATGCAAGAGTTCTACGCAAATCAGGAGCAGCGTCGCAAGGACAACAACTATCGCGACATGATGATGTTGCAGGGCGTGGATGCTCAAGAACGCGAAAACGAGATGTTCGACTACTACATGGGCATCAACGACCAGAATCAGGCGTTGGTGCTCGACCAGTTGGGCTATTCGCGTGACTGGGTACAGCAGAACCGTGACTTTCTTCTCGCCGAACAGGAGTATGAGAAATACCGCATCAGTGATGCAGACAAAAACGCTGCCAAGGAACGAGAACGCCAGCTCCAGAAACTGATCGACGACGAAGAAGTCTCAAAGGCAGAACGCCAACGCGCCCTCGAAGAACTCGACTACGTTCGCTCCATCGCTCAAGGCGAACGCGAGTACGACGTACGCCAGTACGAGAACGATCAGTTGCAATCGCAACTGGAGTACCAGTACCGGATGCAGGAATACGAACGCATGATGGGCATTGCCAACGATGAGCGGCAGTTCGTCATCGACAGGCAGGAAAAGATTCTTACCGAGGCTGGCATCATCGGCGACGAGATTGATCGCGTCATGGCGCAATTTGGCGACTACACGCCGCCGAAACGCTACACAGAAGCAGATGTCGAGCGCAGCAATTCACAGTTCCTGAGCGACTACATGGCCGACGCAGACCGTGCTGCCGAAAAGATAGCATCAGTCAACGAAGCTGGCCTGATACGCAGTGGTGTTGACATGAGCAGCACCGGTGACTCATCGCGCCGTGAGCTTTTGCGCGAGCAGATCAATCCGCTCTACCATCAGGCCAGAATTCAGGCCCGCAACGACGCCATGGGCTACATCACCGGGCTTCAGAACAACGAGATCAATGCAGCGCAGGCTGACCTTGCCGCACGCTCTGGCGTGATGGACGAGATCATGAAGCGCGAGGGCATGACGCTGAACACGATGATGGGCCTGCGTGATCCGACCAGCGCTCGCATCAACGACTACCTGAGCATGGGCACCGGCGTACTCTCGCCGCGTAATCTGACCAGTGCCGGTAGCTACAGCGCACCTCTCGACATCCGCAGCGCCATCCTCGACCGCAGCCTTGCTGGCATCGCCGAGCTTGGCATGGCAAGCGCAATGGGTACGTCAACAAGCGCCGCAGGCGCTAACCCATCCTCGTACGATGGCCAGTTCACGCCGCAATTCCCGGGCATGACAGACCCGAGTAGTTATTACGGTAGCGCCAGACCGAACGCCCCTGACAACTTCTTCAGGCCGCTTGGGGCTGGTGCCGTTGACGCCGCGAGCAGCGGCTATGAAAACATAGCAACCGGATTCAGCAATCTGTTTCAGACTGGTAACGAGTGGTGGAACAACAGGAACACGAGCAACGATCTTGATGATCTATTTTCCAGCAATCCGTCGGTTTACGGGTAAGGAGGACAAAGCATGTTCGTAGGTGCAGGAATCTCATACGGCAATCAGAATTGGAACAACAAGACCTCCAAGCGTCGACGTGACATCGCACGCGCATTTGAGGACTTCAAGGCCAACAACCCGTACGCCTCTGCTGAGGATTTTAACGCTTACCTCGAAAGCGTCATTGGCCCGGAAGAATACTACTTGCGTGGCTCGGTCCCGGGGCAAGACGTCATCCAACGCATCGGCGCAGACAACGCCAAGCGTAAGGAACAGGACGAGCGTACACGCGCACTCGAAGCCGCAACGCGCGAAATGCAGGTATCAGACACCATGCAGCAGATGGCGATGCGCATGCTACCGACGCACAGCGACGAGCAGATCATCGAGAACATGCTCCAGTACATGCCCGGTGACGACCCGGAAACGCGCGAGAAGAATCGTCAGCGCATCAGCCAGACCCTGAACATTTCCGGCATGCGCCACAAGATGCAGCAGGAACAGGCGGCTCGCGCCGCAGCCGCAGCGCAGGCCGAGGCGGAGCGCAAGCGCAAGGCATACGCGACGTACCTGCAAAACCTGACTCAACTTGCGCCGCAACTGGCGCAGATGTCTGGCGACCCAAACAGCGCCCAGTTTATCGAGGGCACGATGCAGGCTGGTGCGTACGCTGCTGGCGTACAATGGGAAGACGTGAAGGACTACTCCATGGACTACGTGAAGACCACGCGCAACAATCTTTTGACCAGCCAACAGCCGCAGGCCAACCAGCAGGCATACGAAAGCGTCAAAGGAAGCATGGAGGAGCGACTGGACGCGCAAAGCAAGCAGATGGCAGCCGCTGCGAAGTCAACAGAAGACCCGCTCAAGCAAGCGGCTATCGAGTACGGCCATCAGCGCTACGCGTTTGAGACTCCTGAAGACATTGCCTCTTTCACCAGCTACGTCAACCAGTACGACGGAGACGCGGCTGCGGCAAGTGACGTCGTGGGCGACTGGTATAACCAAGTGGAAGGTCAAGGCGTCGACGAACGCGATACCCTCGAAAACCTCTACCGTACAGAGGCTAACAAAATCGCGCCACCTCCGATGACGGCTGTAAACTTCGTGCAGACCTCGGTCGAAGACTTCGATAGCGCGCTGGATAGCAACAAGAAGACAATTCGCGCTCAAAAAGATCGTATCGACAAAACCGAAAGCCTCCAAACCGTTGCTGAAGAGGCAAAGACAATTCCTCCGCAACGAGCTGAAATCTTACGTTGGAGCGACCGCCAGCGTGAAAAAATTCAGGGACAGATGCAGCGTGCGAACAACTGGATGCTCGACTGGGGCGAGCAGACCGACAGAAACGAAATCGACCAGCAGGTTCTGTGGCGTCTGGAAAATACGACCAATCAACTTCTGAAAGAGGTTGATGAGCTGGAGCGTATGGCGAAGCAGAAGGCGCAGATTCTGCAACAACGAGCAGCGAAGCAGGCCGAGGCAAACAAGCCTCCGTCACATCCGGCCATGTCCAATCGCGTATTCGGGCCGATCAACGACTCTGAACCGGCTCGAGACGACACCGGAATGAACTTCGCGCCGTAATAAGGGACGACATTTCGCCCCCCGCGTTCTACAGTTCGAGCTACAATCTGGCTTTACACAAGCGGAAACTGGAGAACCGAAGTGAAAATATTTGAACCCCTTGATTTGGGGCAATTCTCGGGTGCGCTCGATGAGGATGTACGTAACAACTACATCAACGAGGTCGACCCGTCCAGACTTCTCCGCGATCCTCGCTTCATCTCCGACATCAAGCGCTACTACGCCGAAGTCAAGGGCGAGAGTTTAGACGACGACGAAGACGCCATTCGGCGCTGGTATTCCGACCGTACGTGGTCAAATCTGAACACCGTTGGTGCCGGACGCGACTGGATCGAAGCGGAACAGCACGATAATCCCGACCTCAAACTCCTTCAGGCGCGTCTTCAAGACGCGTACGAGCGTGCGCCGTTCTTCTGGCAAGACGGCGGCATGGGCGACGTCGACGGCTGGCAGGTAGCCAAATCCATCTCCGGCGCACTCATCGCGGACCCCATCAACCTCGTCGGCGGCTTCCTTGGTAAGGGTGCGGCTGGCGCAGCCATGGCCGGAAAGGCCGTCAAGGGCGCGGCAAAAACTTCCGATGCCATCAAGGCAGGTGCGTGGTCGGCTGCCAAGGGCGAGGCCGCCCTGAACGCAGGAATCGAGCTTGGTCACGACGCACTCATGCAGAACCGTGACATCGAGCTTGGGCTGCAAGACGAATACAGCATTGGACGCGGCGCAATGGCTACCGGTGCCGGGGCCGTACTCGGCGGCGCAATGGGTGGTGTTGTTGGTGGTGTCACCGGTGGCGTCACCGGCAGAGAATCAGCGCGTGCGCTACAGGCAAAGCAGGCGCAGGACATTGCTGCACTGCGTCAAGGACTTGGCGACCAGCCTGCTGGTGTCAGTGGAATTAAGGGTTTTCCCGAAGGTCAGTCTCCAGACGAATTCGCACAGAACTTCCATCGGGCAACAGATTGGCAAACACCTGAACTGACTGGCGACATCAACGTCGACGGGCCTGCACTCGAACGTGCACGCGTAGCCACGAACGAGCAAATCATGGCGCAGCGCGAAATGAGCGACATGGGCCTGCGTCCTGAGCCGAAGCCTGAAGAACTACCGAACGCGTTCCCTGATTTCGACCCACGTATCGCACGGGATAACCTTGTCAGGGCAACCCAAGCGTACCAACGCGCAACAAAGGACAAAGCTGATCCTGAAGTCCTGCAAGAATTGGCAGCCGACATGCGTTCAGCGCAGATGGTCGATGCTCTGGGCCAAAAGATTGAAGCCTCCAGAGCAGAAATCGATGCGCTCATGCAGACCAATGATCTCAAGGACAACCGCACTGCTGCGCAGCGTTACGAAGTCCTGCAACGCACTGTTGGCCTGTACAGACGCCTGATTGAGGGCGATGCGAGCGACGTCGAGACAACCGTGGCGGAAGCAACCCGTCTGCTGGACGACCAGCGCCCTGACATGCCGCGTCTGACGGACGAGAACACGCGCCGCCCGGTAGAAAAGGGAGATCAAGTCAACGTCGACCCCGAGGGGCAGGCAACCGTACAACGTGCGGAGCAACCAGCCGCGCCAGAGCAAGCCGCAGCGCAGACGCCGGAGGGCGAAGCCACGGCTCCGCGCGAAGTCAAGCCACTGGAGCAGATCAACTTCCGTGAAGTCCTCGACGTCGACGGCGAGGTTAAGGAAGGATTCATCAACGCGAAAAAGCTGTACGACAATATCGAAGAGCGCTTTCGCCAAACCTACACGTTGAGGAAGTGCCTTGGCGTCTAAAATCACAAAGCTCACCAAGTCAGAAGCGGATCGGCTGCAATCGCAGGGAATCCTGACGATTAACCAGCCGCAGGTTACTCCGATGCCTGCGTTACAACCTGACAATCCTGTGTCAGATGCTGACATGGCTGCCGCTCACGAGATGATCGAGGCGGCCAAGGGCATTGCGACCATGGCCAGCGAGAACACCGCACGTCAATCCCAGCTCATCGAGTCGCTCGTACGCGAGATGGCCGACAAGATGAACGCCCAGCAACCCGGCGAAAAAAGCTGGAAGAAACTGCGCGTACACTTCGAGCGCGACAGAAACAACATGTTACGTTCAGCAGAATTCGAGAAGATTGACTGATGGTTGACGTCGTATCCAGTCAGACGGAGATCAGCTACGGCGACACCACGTCGCCTGCGTTTTCTGGCGACACCTTCAATGACGAGCCGGACATCAAGATTCAGGGCAACGGCTCGCAAGCCTGTGCCATGTCGAACAACGGCACCAACGATGCGTGGGTAGCTGGTACGTTCAACATCGCCAATAGCCACATTCGACTGTACTTCAATATTTCCTTTATCGCCAACCTGCAAAACCAAGCGAACAACGGTATTCAGGTTTGGGCAACCGACGGTACAAACACTGCGTACTGGACAATCGGCGGATCAGATACGTACGGCGGCGGCTGGTCTGACGCTATCGTCGACATCAACAGTACGCCGACCTCCGGCTCCGTGACGGCTGGCTCGATTACGCAGGTCGGCATGCGCTTTAACTGTGGCTCGAAGCCACGAAACGTCGTCAACGCGTGGTTTGATAACTGGCGCTTTGGCAACGGTATTACCGTCAACTCCGATACCACCGAGGCTATCGACTTCACTGACGTCGCTATCGAAGACGGCCTGTTGGCAAACAAGTACAACATCGCCGAGAACATCGACGGCGTTATCTTCGCCAAGGGCGAGATCATTCTTGGTAGCACCGGGTCAGCAAACTGCAACCTCGTCTCCGTCGACGAGCAGATTGTATTCCCGAGCCGCAACGTCGACAACGCGCTGTACAAAATCGAGACGCAGCAAAATACCGGCAACACCGACATCGACATCACCGGCCTCGTCTGCAAGACGGTTGGTGGTTCTGCCGCTGAACTCGACTTCAGCGTCACGATCAATTCGTTCAGCCTCAAGTCGTCGACGTTCATTGCCATGGGAACAATCTCGTTCCCGGCGATGGGTACGCAGGATGGCAACAGCTTCACTGCCTGCGGCAATGCGACCATGCAGTCAGGCCATAGTGCAACAAACATCAACTGGAACAACTGCGGTACGTTGACGCCTGCCGGTGCGTCGATTGACGGCGGAAACATCATCAACAACAACAGCTCAACTGGTACGCTGGTGATCAGTTCGGCGTCTCAGATGAACCAGTTGTCGAACCTCAACTTCGACGGTAACAATCGCTGCATCAATATTACGGCACCCGGGAATTACACGTTCGATGGCCACCAGTTCGGCACCAATACGATTCAGGTCAACTACAGTGGCGCAAGTGGAACCTGCACGATCAACCCGACAAACGGTTGCAACGTCTCGCAAGCAAACTGCGAGGCGACCGGCGGCGGTACGATTGTTGTCAACGCCGTGCAGTACCAGTTCAGCTTCGACATCAACCCGGCGATCACCGGGTACGAGTGGCGCGTCTATACCGTGACGGCTGTTGGCAGCCTTGTTGGCGCTACAGAAATCGATGGTGAAGAGACAGCAACGGCTGCCAATCAGGCAATTACGCACACGTACACAAACCAGCCTGTTGCCGTACAAATCATCGACGACAACTACGTCGAATCAATTTCGTATTACACGCTCGGGGCGGCAAACCTCGACGTGGTTATCAACTTGGACGTGGAAAATAACGCATGAGACTATCAACCGCTCAGATCACATGGACTGAGGAAGACAAGATTTGGCGTGTCACCACGCCTGCTGGCGAACATCTCTTTGACATGCCACTCAAGCATGCCGTACCGGCTGACATGATTGGCGTCATGCAGTTCGCGCAGCATTTTGAAAAGCTCGCGTACGATGAGGGCTACAATACTGCGAAGTCTGCATTGATTGGCGCGGTATCGCAGCGTAATGAAGAATTGCTTGCGCACATTCGCCAGCTCGAAGAACACAACAGCATGCTGGCATCAAAACTTGATCAACTAATCACGAAGGGTAAGACAGATGGCGACGATTGACCTCACCAACTTCGACACCATTAACGGATTGGTGCAGTCCTCTCAGGGCCGCTCCGGTACGCCTGATGGTAATATCTTTTTCGACGTAACCAATGGGCGCATCGAAATCATCACGGCTGAAGAAGCGCCGACGATTGACATGTCCTCGCGCGGCGGAACCGGCACCGATTCCAATCCGCTAACAGAGCAGGATGGCGTCAAGCTGGAAGCTCTGTACGCGTTTGAACGTGAGCAACGACGACTTGATGAGACGTTGCGACAGTACGACTACTACTTTGAAGGCTCGTTCAAATTCGCCGGTGCGTACAACCTCGTCAACGGACGCAAGTTCGACGATGCCGACGGCTCCAATACCTCGCTGACAGTCGACGACCGCTTCAAGATTCGCGGCTCAGGCTGGCGGGAACTTGCGGCAAACGGCGACATTGGTCGTATCTACTACGGTAACAAGTCGCTCGGTAATATCGAGGCGTCATCTACTCCGTACTACCAGCTCGCGCTGCACGGCGCGACCGCAAACTACGACAAGGCTGGCCCTGTCGACGAAGCTGTTCAGGTCTATGGTGATGCGGCTGTCGATGCTAACACCACCACGTTCGACACGCGTACGTACGAGGCGCTGACGGTCAGAACCTACGGTTACAACTACGACCGGAAGACGCTGTCCGACTCTGGTGTAACAGAGATGGACGGTTACTCGACCGGATTCGCACTTGGTGAAACACCTCACGCAACCACCAATACCACCGATCACCCGTTCGCTGACGTGTGGACGACGCCAACTGGCGTATGGGTTGGCATGACGCTCGAAGAGTTGGATACCCCTCAATCCGAGACTGGATTCAACGAGACTGATGGCAACTTCACATGGGTGCTTAACAACCCGTCAGGCGCAAGCCTCTCCGAGTGCGTCGCGTACCTTGATGCAATTGCAACAGTCGATGGCGACATCAATGCGCACGCAGGCAATACCACCAACGGTAAGCAGGTAGATACGTGGTATCGCTACACCGGCTCAGGCAAGATTCAGCCGCTGGTTGGTGAAACCACGCGTGCCGATGTTGGCGCCGCTGGCGAGGGTCTGTTCATCGAGGGCCTTACCGGAGTCGACAAGCAAAACGTCGTCTTTATCGATAACGCTGGAGACACCAAGACGTACCCGTTCTTCGTTACCAACTACGTCACCGTTGGCGCGAACGCCGTGGCCGATACGAACGCATGGTTCCATGCCTTCTTTGAAACCGGGCCGGGCGCAGGCGACGACTTCAACGAGGCTGGCGCAATCACCGTGCAGGATAGCGCATCGACTCCGGTCAAGGGCAACGTCTCTGGATCGCCGTTCCGTTCCGGCAACGACATCGTGTTCGAGTTCGACTACGACGGCGACACGCTGGGCGGAACCGCTGGTACGAACAAGTGGGTGGTCTTCGAGTGTGAAGGCGATGGCGGCGTGACGGCGGCGAAGACGATCTTCCAGATCACCAACGCCAGCGCAACCATCAACGCTACCTGCGTACCGGGCATCGAAACCAACGTCTAATGATCAGGCTGCGTGCGCAACAAATCCTGATCGAGACGCCAACGCCGGACTCCGAGCCATGGATCAGGCTCGTGGTTCAGCGCGTCGAAGAGAAGGATGGATTGGTCAACACGGTGGATCGTTGGGACACGATTCACAATCGCCTGTCTGTCGTTGCAGATCAAGCGTTTCCGATTGTGACGGACATATCCAATGACACGTTCACGGTGGGCGACTTGGCGAAGTCACTGGAACTGATCGTGATCAACTGGCTGGCCGTGCAGTACGCAGGAGTAATTGACGAGAACAACTACGTCATTATCGAGGAATAAGTATGCCGCTGATCGCGAGTATCGATGGGCCGAACAGAGACATTTACCTGAGCGCAGAAACTGTTGGCGCTGAGGTCGACCCGATTGACATCTACAGGGAGATGCGTGCATTGCGAAGAACGGACGAAGGTCTGCGCAAGTACGACGTTTTTATGTCTGCCTTTGGCAACGTCCCGAAGGGTGGCGGCAAGGGAACCGAGCGGTACGTGCGCATGAACTTGGGCGCGAGACTCATTCCGTTCGACATATCGCACGAGCTGACGATACACGGAACAATCATCACCGACGACGGGCAGGAAGGATTCGCGTGCTTTGACCGTACGCCGCTGTCGCCGACGACAGTCGTGGACATCAACTACAACCCGCCACAGGTGGAGGTCATTACCGTATCGACCGGTTCCGGCCTCGACGCTGCGCAAGATGCCAAGCTGACAGAGGTGTACTCGCAGCTCAACAACATCGAGGGCGTGTACAGCCACCAAGAGGTGATGCGTATCCTGCTGGCGGCAATGGCTGGCAAGGTGGTCGGAGCAGACGGCTCGACGATACGCTTCAGGGACTTGGCCGATTCACTCGACCGCATCATTGCGAACGTGGACGGCAACGGAAACAGAACAGGGATTTCTCTGGATGTTTCCTAATGGCTACTTTGCCAAGACGTATTTTGATGGGGATTACTTCGCCCCGGTGTACATCATCGTCACCAAAAAGGAGGTCAAGGTACGCCGTGGAGGCGGGCCTGATTTCGTGCAGGACATCGATCAGATCATGCGCGAAGACGACGAAGTTATCGCAATCATTATCGCTGGCATACAGGCCGACTTGATCTAGGAGCAACGTGATGAGCAAATTGACGGATTGTTTGAAGCAGGCTGGACTCGTCCAAAACGACAGGGCAGAGATTCAGCGCAGAGCATCCGAGTACAGGAAGGTCGATGGACTCAAGCCGAAAGAGGCAAACAAGAGCGCCATCGAATCGTTCCTCAATGACCTGCGCTCAGAGTACGCGGATTTCGAGACACGCGTTACCGACGAGGGTGGGTACGTTGACCCGATCACTGTCTTTGAAGGCCGCTTCGCTCCGACAACCGACGCAGCTCCAGCTCCGGCTGCCAAGGTCATGCCTGAAGAAGAGGTTGGTGGCGACATGCCGCCGCCATCATCGCAACGCGAAGTAGAAGTCGCCGCTGGCAAGCAAGAGATCACGCCGGAAGAAACCGCAGCCGTGCAGCAGGCGACCAAGGAAGACTACCTTGGCCTGCCGTGGCGCAAGGGCGCACTGAACAAGTTCGAGCAGACCGTCGAAGGCATGGACGACACCATGCCTGAAGACATTCTGCCGTTCGTCGAACCCGGCAAGGACGGCAAGATTGGCGCTAATGAAATCCGCAAGGCCATCAAGGTGGCAGAAGAAGAGCGTGCCCGCGTACGTGAAATGATGGAGAGTCCGGCCAAGGAAGTCGAGATAATCCAGAAGACTGCCGACGATGCTATTGAAGCACGCATCCGTGCGTACGAGGAAGCTGGCGATAGCTCCAGCGAGGCGACCGCCGCCATGATGAAGGACGTCGAAACACTGGCGAAGGCCCGTGACGAGGCGCTTGGCGTACACACGCCGGACGGCATCGAGCTGAAGATGGACATGAAAGCGGTTGCCAAGGGCATCGCGCAAGACCTGTCCGAAATCGAGAAGCGCCGAGTCAAGCAACTGGCGTACGCGTTCAAGAAGGAAGGCGTCTCCGCCAATCAGGCAGAGTCGAAGGCTGTCTTTCAGGTACTGGCTGACCGCATCAAGAAGGATTCCGACAAGGTCGACAAGGCCGAACGCCTGATCGAAAAGAATACCCGAGCTGGCGTCGGCCAGCGTATCGGCGACGACGGCACCATGGAGTCGTCCGCAGCGTCTGCTGGCGGCGCAACCGCACGTGCCATGAACACGCTCGAAACCGGCCCGACCAAGGCTGGCATCGGCAAGTCAGGCATACAGGGTTTCCTGAAGTCAGGTACGCGAATCAGCAAGGGCAGCGACTACACCATTCAGGGGCGTGGCCTGAGCGGCCTCTACAGGGGGCTGGAAGGATTCGACGAAGATGGCGTGGCACAGGGCATCGAGGTCGCTCGGGCGCAGGCTGGCGTATCCAGAAAGGTCGATCCAATCGAGTTTACCGCAGTCGAGCGTACGCGCTTGGCAGACCGTGCCGATGAGCCGCTGAAGAGCGGCGAGACTGGCTACTACGACCCGATCACAGACAAGGCATACGTTGAGTTCGACAACATGCTGCGTGCGCGTGGTGAGAAGCCTGTCACAAAACCAACAGCCTCAGCAGGCTCGGCCCCGGACGTTGCATCCCTCGCCGCCAAGATGCGTGAAGCAGCGAAAGCTGGCCGTATGGATGAGCTGGAAAAGCTGATCGCTCAGGAACGCAGCCGCAGCGCCATCGAAACCATGGAGCCGAAGCGTCGCGCATCTGTCGAGAAAGCAAACGCTACTCCCGTACCGGAAGGCCGCAGGCTGGCACTGATGTCGACCGAGGTTGGTGAAGACGGCAAGGCAGACATGCGTGTTCTGACAAATGCTCAGCTCAAGGACGGCAAGGGCGTCGAGACGTTGATCGGCTCGGCAGACATGTCCGAATGGTACGTCGGCAATGTGCCTGTTGGTACGCGCTCTGGCCGCCGTGACGCACGGTTATTCCGTAGCGCAGACACAGAAACCCCTGCGGCAAAGCCGGAAACAATCCCGAACGAACATCTGCGGGCAATGCCAATCGAGGAACTGCACAAGACTCCCGTACGTGACGCACGCATGCTCGAAATCCTTGGCGAGCGCCACGATGAAATGCCGTGGACTGCCGCCGACGTTCACGACTATGCCATGAGGCTGGAGTCATCAAGCTGGCCGCAAACTGAAAACAGCTTGAACGCGATGATCGACAAGCTGACCGACGTCTACATCTACCTCAAGGATATTGCTCCGAACGGCATTGAACGCTCCGTCGACACGAAAGAAAACGCCGTAACCAATATCGAGATGCTGTTTGATTCGTTCCCGGCAGAAGATGTCGCGACGATGAAGAACATCATCAACAGGCTGAGTTCAGAGTTTGCTCCTGCCATGACGATTGGCGGCGGGAAGAACAGGTTCAGGGTGCAAAGTGCGTCGAACCCAAGCGACCTGTTGGCCAATAGCATCATCCTGCGGAACACCGATCCGCTGCCGGAGGGTAGCCGACTGACGTTGGCATCGCTGAAGGACACCGATGTACGCACTGCAATCAACCAATCGTTTACGCCGCGTTCGATGGCGCTGGCTCACGAGGTTGGGCACTGGGCGTACTTCAACATCCTGACATCGAGAGACAAGCTGGACTTCTGGCAGACGATCCGCAAGAACTACTACGCCGCCAAGGGCAAGGGCAAGGCGCGGAAGCTGGACGAGGAAGCCGTTGCAGCAGGGCTGCCGCAACACACTGGCGATATGGCCGATGCCGTTATGAAGGAGGTCGGCATCACGCAGGGTCGCGGCATGGTCAAGCCAAGCACAAACGAATTTGATTCTCCGCAAGAATTCTTTGCCAACCAGTTCGTTGCGTGGCTGACGCAGAAGGGCGACGTTGGCCTCGAAAATCCGAAGTTGTGGCAGCGTGTCACCCGCTACGTGAAGGCGATCTTCGACCGCTTCGCAAGCCGTACGCGCATCGATCCAGACCTCGAAGTCCTGTTCGCCAAGATCATTCCTGACAAGCAGATCGCAGCCAAGATCAAGGCGTCGAAGCCAGCAGAGATTCCGACGTTGCGCTCACCCGCGTCTCCGTACGTCATCAACAACTACATGCTGGTTGAAGACCTGCACCGGGCGCTGGAGCAGGCCGACATGGCGTCAGACCCGGTCACGTACGTAGAGCGGGCCAAAGAACTTGTTGGTGCGCTGCACTCAATCGCAAACTTTCGTGCGATTGGTAGCCGCAAGAACAAGAACCAGATCAAGAAGTTTGCCAACGACATCGGCAAGATCATCAAGGGTGAAGGAGAGGCTGACTACATACGCGCTCGCGAAGAGATCATCGATGGCGATGGCGAGACGGTAGGAATCGATTACGCATGGAAGGAAGTAGATGGTGATCAGGAGATGACCATCATGAACCTCGAACGCACTGAGGAAATCGCTGACGACCTCGCCGATTTCTTCGCTGACGATCTGCGTACGACTGGCCATCTCGACGATATGGTCAGAGATGTTCTGGAGATGGACACCAAGGGACTGCGTGATCTCGAAGGCGAGGCTGTTTACGATCTCGACATCCTGTCAATTCCTGACGAGATGCGCCGCCGTGCGCAAAAGCTCAAGCCTGATAACGCTATCGCTCGCAAGTTCCGCAACAAGGCGAAAGCAAAGCGCAAGCGCAAGCAGATCAAGGCAGAGAAAGATGTGCAGGAGTGGGCGGCTGGTAATCGTAAGGAGGCGCTAAAGTCCAGTGGTGCCGAAATCCCAGACCTGCGTACACGCTCGATGAAGAGCCTCCTGAAGCTGCACGAGAAGCATCGTGGCACCAAGGAAGTCGAGGCCATCGAGGCTGAGATCGTTCACAAGATGAAGACCGGCACCCCTGAAGAGACGGTGCCGAAGACGTCGAAGGAATTCAAGAAGCAGGTTTTTCAGGCGCGTTCGCCGCAGCTCAAGGAGATGCTGTCGGAAGCATTTGAAAGCGGCAAGCGAAAAGAAGCGACCGTCATCATTCGGGAGGTCATGCGCCGTAACCATAACGCTCGCATCAAGCGTGGCGAAGCTGGCGGCGAGAAGATCGGCCCGATCCTTGCGCAAGAACAAGGCGTACGGATTGCTGTCCAAACCGAGCTGAAAGACACAGCGTCCGGTATCACAGAGGGTATTCCAAATGATGCTCGCTTCACGATCCGTGAGGCGCTGACATACATCACGCACCGGAACCCGGAGGTGCAGGATACTTCGCGTACCTTGGCGTACCGGATGTTCAACCTGATGAACAAGACGTCGCGTAGCGCAACTGACGAAGCCAACCTGTTGTCGATGAACGACATCTACAGGCTGTCCCGCAGCACCAAGATGTCTCCGAACGCAACTGGCGTCATGGCTGACTTCACCAGCGATGAGTTCAAGATGCTGCGTTCCGATCTGCGTCGACTGTCGGTTGGCCTGAACAAGGGCGAAAGCAGTCCGTTCGATCTGATGCACGAGATTGGACACGTTCTCATGCGTACCAACCTGATCTCGGATACAGAGCGGGCGATGATCAGGCAGGCGTTCATCGACGCAGACGACCCGATCAAGAAAACCATGGCGAAGCGCAGCTACGGAGACATGCCGGAGAGCATGAAGCTGGAGCGTCAGGCCGAGGAATGGTACGTCGAAAACTGGTCGCAGTATCTGGCCGAGCGCGTAGCCAAGGGCGACGTATTCAAGGCCCGTGTTGACGGCAGCATCGAAGACCTCGAGCTGCGTAGCACACTGAGCCGCATCCTCGACCGCATCATTGAAGGCGCAGCATACCTGCTGAACGGCATGATCGGACGCAAGGACATCCGCCAGACATTCCGCAGGCTGACACTCTACGGCGACATGTTCGTCGATCCGAAGAAGTCGGTATCACGTATTGAGCCTCCGACTGTGCTACCGAGCCATGCCGTGCGGCGCTTCCAGAGTACGTGGGAATCTTCGCTGCCGACCATGAAAGAAAAGATTCGCATGTTCACAGGCGAAGACGAACCGACGCCTTTCTTCCATGCGTCTCCCAACATCACTTGGTCGCGTGCAGACGATGCCGTCTTCGATGCATCCAAGTCAGGCAACTACGGGGCTGGCATCTACGTTTCAGTCGACCCGTTTACTGTCGATGCCAAGTATGGCCGCAGGGCAACGTACGGCGGCTACATGCGTGCGTGGACTGAGGCGCTTGGTGGCAAGGAGAACATCGATCCAGACTTCTACGTGGAGATGGAGATGATGGCGGGAGACATGGCCATGACCACGCAGTCGATTTCTGAAGCGCAAATCAAGCTGCGCGATCTTGAGTCACTGCGCGATGGTAGCAACGACTTCTACGCCGCATCGATGGGAGATGACTACTTCCCGGAGAGCATGGCTGGTGAATTCGATAGCGAGATCGCTTCGCTTCAGCGTTCCATTGAGGGGCTGCAAGAGTACGAAGAAGGCATCCTTGCCGACATGATCGACAAGGGATTCCCGTACGACCCCGGCGTCATTCCCGTGTACGTCAGGGCGATGAATACCTTCGATGCCCGCCCAAACAAATACTACACATTTGAGAATGATGCGATTGCCCGCAACATCTTCCGCTACGTCTACAACGTCATGAAGGACAATGGCGCTGACCAGTCGAAAATCAATTACAGCATGGGCACAATGAAGTTGATGCTCAGTGGCGAAGAATCTGGCGGCTCCGGCCTGCGTGGCGACATGCTGTACAAGCACATGTCGTTAGCAATAGAGGACGCAGGCATCGAGCCGACGACTGCCCGTAACATGCTGACCAAGTATCTTGGTGAACAAGGCTACGACTCTATCGATACGATCCACTACAACACCGTCGACGGCTACAAGAAGGCACACCGCACGATGGTCTTGATCGAGACGATGGGGGAGGACGGCAAGCCGCGTTCGCCTGCGTACAGCGTCAAGCATCAGGATGCAAAGTTCTTCGACGAGACTGACAATCGCCTCTACTACAGCGAGCCGTTGCAAGAGCCGGTCAACGCCAGCGTTGCGAAGCGCATGATCAACGGCGAGTCGCTGGAGAACGACGTACCAGCACTGCTGCAAAGCCTCGAGGAGAGCGGCACACCGAAAGGGTTCGTCAACGCTGCTCGTTCCATATTCCGGGGCCGCGCACTGAGCGAGAGGGAGCTTGAAGATGCGCGTGCCGCATCTATCCTCGACCGTACGCTTGGTGCGAACAGCGCACGCATGCGCAAGATGGGGATGAACTGGCTGGCTGACTACGTGGAAGACTTCTCTCCCTCCACGCAGCATGAGTTTGCTTCACGCTACATGCCGATCAACCGCTTGCTGATGAACCTGCCGGATGCGCCGAACGCCATGAAGCGCTGGATGGGACGCTCGAATCCGCTGGCTGACATGGAGAAGCAACCAGAATCGCATACCCGCATCATGCAAGCGCTGCGTCGTGGTCGCATGTCACGTCACTACAAGCAGTTGAGCAACGAAGAACTTCAGGTCTACAACGTAATCAGGGATACGTTCGATCAGGTTCACAAGGAACTGAGTAATGAAGGCGCGATGGTCGGAAACATCAAGGACTACGTACCGCAGGTCTGGAACTCTGAAGCAATCAAGGGCAACCACGATGACTTCATCGAAAAGCTGACAAGTTACTACATGGCAGAGAAGCCGGATCGTACGCGTGCATCTGCTCGTGAGGTGGCCGAGCATGTGGCTGCCAAGATTGTTGGCGACGATGGCCTGTACGTGCCACCTCCAGTTACGCACGCAGTTGGGGTCGCAGACAACCTCGACTTCCAGCGTCTCATCCGACTCGATCAGCATCCGGGCATGTACGACGTGCTTGAACCGTATCTCCAGAACAACCTCGATGTCATCATGGTTAAGTATCTGGACGGCGCAACCAAGCGCCTGCATCAGACCAAGCGTGTCGGCACTAACATGCACGCGTACGCTGATTACATGACGGTTGGACAGGAAGGTCTGGACGGCGTTGCCCGCCTGCTGAGTAGCCCCCGCGTCTTTACCAAGAAGATCAAGGGGCAGATCATTGGCGCTGGAGACGACTCACCGTACGAGACTGGCGAGATTTCACTGCGCGTCGACATGCCATTCTCGAATGAGTTCGAGGCGAAAGAGGCAGCCAAGAAGGTACTGGCCGCTGTCCGTGGCGACGGTGGCACCGCTTCTGCACGGCAGATGCTCATGGAGATGATGCCGCCGGATAGAACCTCGAAGACTTACGAGCGTCGTGTCGATGCTATCGTCAACGGTATGCGCGACTTCGAGCTGGACGAAGGTGGCAACCCCACCCGTATGCACCACGACGAGTTCAAGCACGCCGAGGGAACCATGCGCGCGATCCAAGGCAAGCAGGTCAACAAGCTGTCATCCGACAAGGCAATCCACTCCAGCCGTGCGATGCGTGCGTTCAACAACATCTCGCTGTTGACGTTTACCACGCTGACCTCTATTCCTGACACAACCCTGCCGCTCATTCGGTCTGGCAGCATGCAGGACTGGATCAGAGGGATCACCAAGTACGCGTCTGATGGTGAGTTCAGGGACATGATCAAGCAGACTGGTGTCGCTATCGAGAACCAGCTTCACAGTCGCATGATTGGTCTGTACGCAGCAGACGCTGCTGGAAAAATCGGCAAGGCGCAGAACGCGTTCTTCAACGCGACCATGCTGACGCCGTGGACTGACATGTGGCGTGGGATTTCCGGCTCGATTGCGCTGAGTATGTTTGAGACGCAGCGACGTAAAGCGTTGATGGCGAAGGTTGATGGCGCACCCTTGGCCAACCAACCGGCTGCATACAAGTACGCACACCGTATGCTGAAGAAGTACGGGCTGGAAGACTACCTCGAAAACCCCGGCAAGGAACTCAACCCTGAAGACGTAGCAGTATCGAAGGGCATGATCAAGTTCGCCAACGACACAATCTTCTCGCCGAACCCGAACGACATTCCAATCGTATATCAAACGCCGATTGGCGCACTGTTCTGGCAACTCAAGTCGTTCCCTCTCATGATGGGCAGGCTGGTCAAGGACGTGATGATCAAGGACGTGAAGAAGTTCTTCCGTACTGGTGATCCGCGCTACATGAAGCGACCGGGCTACCTGCTCACCATGGCTCCAGCTATGGGCGCTGCCGCACTGGGAGTCAAGGACGTGGTGCAGATGCGTGGTGGCGAAGACGACAGGTCAGCAGCGTTTCGTGAGCGCAGCTTCATGAAAGCCATCGGCTACGACGAAGAAGTGCATGGCGACTGGGACGGCTACCTTGGTTGGTACTTCGAGGGACTTGGTGCAGCAGGTGGCTTCGGCTTCCTCGCCGAGGTCATCCACGACGTCGTCGCTCAGGCAGACAACGGCGCGTACGGCGAAGCAAGGGTAGCAGGGACTATCCTTGGCCCGACAGTCGGCACCGGGTTCTCCGCCATGAAGATACTGGGCGGGGCGAAGGAGGCAGGGCTGGATACGCTTGGCTGGGGAACCAGCGATAGCAACTCCAAGGAACGTGCGGCGGCTCGTGAGGCGGTCGGACGCGTACCGCTTGTTGGAGGCGTCAAGGCGGCACGAGAGTCGATGGTCGACCTGATGGCGGGAGAGGCACCCAAGAAGAAATCCAAAGGCGGAGGATGGGGTAAGTCCTTCACCGATGGATTCAAGGGTGGATTCGATAGCGGCTTCGATTAATCGAACGTGATCGGGGGAGGCGTGCCCTCTGGGGCAACCTCCTCCTGTATCTCCGCCATCATCAGGCGTACGGCGTGTTCGATCTGCTTATGTACCTTGGCAAGCGATTCCTCGTTTACTGGCTCGCCTTCGGCAATCGTAAATCTAGCGCCCTTGGTAATCGTCGGATGTTCCCTGCGGTGGCCAAGCGTCAAGATCAAGTTTACGTCCATGTGCTGACGCCTCGTTTCGGTCGTTTCGGTACGTCATAGAGAAGCGTTTCGTGCTTCAGGTCTGGCGGCGTTGGCCCACGGAACCACCCCACTAGCGCCTTGCGATTGCCCCACCATACTGGCTTGGCTTCATGTGGTAGCCCAGAGTCAATCACGATGACGTCACCAAGGTTGGAAATGAATTCGACCGGCATGCTGTACTCATCACCGTGAATCACCAGTCCTCCGCCAACGTATTCGCTGAAGCTGGTAAGTGGAACGATGGCAGTAAGCAACCGGTTGCGTACACGATCTTCGCCGTTGTCGACGTGTTTGCCGTACCCGCCAAGAAAACCGTACTCCAAGTAATGCAGCGGCTCCATGCAGCTCAGGTTGTATTTGAATGAAGTGTCGTTCGCATGGTTCACGGCATCCGACAGCTTGTTGAATATCCAGCGAGAGTCGTAGCGCATCTGTATCCATGATTGCTTGCAGCGGCGTGCAAAGACGTCAGGTATAGAGACGCCTCCCTTGAGTACCTTTGCACGACTTGGAGCCATGGCCTTGCCGCGCTCGATGATCTCGCCGATCTCTGCTTCGGTGAAGACATTTGGTACGTGGTAATACTGATCGATGAGTTGGGTCATGCGGGTGCTCCGTAAAATTCTTGCAGGTCTTCGAGTATGAGTTCACGTGTCGGATTCTCGTATACGCCGAGCAAATCGTAACCCTTGCCGGGGGCGCGTGATAACCCACGGATCAGAATATCGTGTTCTTCTTTCATGTCGTCTGTGATGAAGACGGCTGTCGGCAGGTCTGTCAGGTTACTGCGTTCGCGGTCGCGTATCTTCTTCGTAACCCAGCTTGCTGTGTGTTCCATGATAAGGTCGCTCATTTCTTCCCCCTGTAGTCAGTGAAGTATGGGCACGTGCGTGCGTTTCTGTGTGCTTCGTCTCTTTCCAGTATCGCGCTTACCTCAAGCACGTCGTCGTTGTTGCAGTAGGCATAGTCGCCGGGAGTGATGATCGAGTAGGCGCAGTGCCTGCACGTACGTTCGCTACGGTCGATCTCGATTGGGTCGTGGCAGGCGTGTGTGTAACTACACATATTACACACCGGGTTGTTGGCGTCCTTCCCGTACTTCTCGTCCTTGCCTGATGCCACGTACTCGACGCGTGCAGTCAGGTAGCCGAAGATGACTTCGTCGAACTCGATAACCTCCGTGTGCATCTGGCTGTTGTTCTTGTTGATCATGATCATCAGGCCATGCTTCATTTCGCCAAGGCCCATCATCAACTGCATTTGGTCGTAGTAGGACTGGTGCGAGTATTTCAGGCCGAGGCGTACGAACGAGCCGAACGACGTGTCGTTGGCAGACTTGATCTCAATCAGCGTCTTCTCGTCGCTCTTCTTGTGTAGCAGGACGCCATCACTGTGTGCGCGGCATGCGCCACCGTAGTAGTAGTACGTGTGCTGCTCTTCGATGCCAGCGCCTGTGTCGGTAACAACGTACTCGTCGAAGTACGATACGCACTCCTCCAGATGATCGACAACCAACCGCTCGAACAGGTGGCCAGCCTCGAAGATGCGCTTCAAGGACGGGCGGATCGGATCGGTTGGAAAGCCGCGTAGGCGCAGGGCGATCATGCGTTCACATGGATGCCCGATGCTGGATGCGCCTATGTATTCGCGCTCGATGTGTTCTGGAGTAATGCGACCGGAGGGAGACTCCGGTTCGTTCTTCTCGACGAGATCAGCGATCTCTTCGATCACAAGTGCCGACCTTCCCGCAGCATCAGCTCCAGCCTTGCCAATGCGTTCCATGCAGCATGTGCGGCGTGCATGAGGTTGCTTTCGGGATCGTGTGTTTCGGATGATTCAAACAGCAGGTGCCGGTACATCGCATCGGTGTAACGGCTGACGCCATCAAGGACTTCCACCCAGCCGTTGTCGGTGTACTTGTCGGCACCGTACGTACCTACCTGTGCGACCTCGTACAATGCACTGGCGAAGCCGTTCATGATCAGGCTCATACGTGGCTTGCCGCCATCCAGCTTGGCACCGGGTTCGTGTTGGTTCAGGTTGTTCGGGTCGAAGCTCACGCGAACCCTTTCGTCCATCATGTTCATTGCTTCGCGCTTGCGTCGCTCTGATTCGTGCAGATTATCCAGTGAGTCAGCCATCTTGTTGCTCCTCGATAAATTGTCTGTTGTAGGTAATCTCAGTCATTGGTTGTTCTCTGTGTGGTGAAAAAAGCCGTCCTTGGCAACGAGTGACACGAAATCAGAAAGGAATGTCGTCGTCGAATGGGTCTGCCTTCGGAGGCGGCGGGGTTTTTACCGAGTCCGATCCCTTCGTTTCCACGGGGTCGGGGCCGGTTGCGCCCTTGGCTGGATCAAAGAACGGGTGCCACTTGTCGACGGCACTACCCGTGCGTTCTTCGCCGTTGTCGTCAGTCCAAGGCTCAGGCGATACCTTCACACCTACCTCAAGGCCGACGAGGTTCTTCACGTCTCCGACCTTGTCAGGGTTGGGCAAGCCGCCATGCGTGGCCAGTGTCTTTACCTGCGCAAGCCCGATTTGTTGCGCCTTGGCGCTCTTGCTGTGCTTGACGGTAATGAACATCGGTATGCTGCCGTGGCCAGTCACCTTGTCTTCAAGGCGCAGAACAAGCGTGTACCCGTTCTTGCTCTTCATCGGTTCGACCTTGGCCTCAGTCACCTTGCAGATGTATCTACCTGCACGCAGGCGCTCCTCACCGCTGTCGACTTCATATTCGCTCAGGTCGAGTTGGGAAAAATCAAAATCACTCATGCGTATTCTCCTTCGTGGCTTGCAAGCCACTTATCAAAATCGTCGCTGTCGTAGTTCATGGCTTCCAGTACAGCCGCAATGTTGGCCTCGTGGATTACGGGCGGGATACGCCGCAACGGATCGCGTATCTTGCCGTGGTATCCGTACACCTCGTCACTGTATAGCTTGCGTACGACACGGATACTTCCATCGTCTTCATGGATGGTTTCCCGTACGCCTGCGAACACGTGATCGAACAGTGCAGGAATTTGTTTGGCCGCTGCCTTGCCGTGTACGTGCGGCCAGAAGGTCGTGCGACCGTTGTCGTCTTCCTCGTCCTTGGCCAGCGCCGTTACGAGTACGTGGTAGCCGAGATCGCGTACCCACTTGAGTGAGCCGATCATCTGGCGTGCGAACTCGCCCCACATCTTGAAACCGTTCTTGTCGTCCTTGAACTTCTGCTCCAGTTCCTTGAACAGCAAGTCGCTGGCCTCAGTCAAAGAGTCGATGGCGATCCACTTGTAGCCAGCCTTCTTGAAATCAGGAGACTGGATCATCTTGCAGATGCCACGGAACGAGTACACGCCTGCTTCTGGATCGTGCTTGCCATCCCATGACGAGAACGGCAGGTAATCGATGCCGACGTCGCTGATGGAACGCAGCCCTCCCTCTCCAGACAGGATGAACCCCTTGCCAAATGCCTCCTGATAGTACCGGCACTGGGTTGTCTTGCCGAACCCGTGCAGTGCGTACACGAGCGTCTTCGACGCATCGATGATGGCATCATCATCGGTCTTCATTGGTGTGAATGTCATTCGTTTTCCTCTTTCTCTGTGATCTTGACGGTGATCATTCCGTCGGTGATGTCGGCATAACCGAGCAGGTGCGTGAGCGACTTGGTTGGCAGGGAGTCGAGTTTCTTGGTGTCGACCGTTACCTTGTGCTTGACGATGGCATCGATTGCATCATCATTCTTGGCCGCTGCTTCCACCATATCCTCATCCCATTTATAACGCGCCGCTTTCTTGACAACGACATCGTATCGTTTGCCAGAGAAATGCGCTTCTGCGCCGGGGGCGGGTGTTGCTTTGTAGGTGGAAATCTTTTGCTTCACTTCCCTGAGTAGCTGGTCGATGCCCTTCTTGGCTTCGATACAATGCAGGTATTCCTGCGCGAGTTGGTCGAGTTCGTCTTCATCTATTGGTCTATTCATCTGGTGTGTTGGCTTGCTTTGTTGTTCGAGTGCTGTATATTATGCGGCACTGAGCCTGATTGCAAGAGGAAATTTACGAGAATGAAAAAGCAGATGCGGTTCGACATCAAACGCTTCATAGATGACGCCGGTGGCGCACGTGAAGTAGCCAAAATGACAGGCAAGATGCGCACCAGACCATACCGGTGGATAGAGCAGGGTCACATGAACACCATCCTGATCGCAGCCATCAAGCAAGCCCGTCCTGACCTGAAGGTGGACGATTATTTTATCAACGACTGAGGAAACACACACATGAGCAACAAAGACTACGCACTCCAGTATGCCGAGATTGGCCTGTCGGTGATCCCGATCAGCCCGACAAGCAAGCGACCACTGGCCAAGTGGCGGAGATTTCAGCAGGAACCAGCAGACGAGGGCATGATCGAAGAGTGGTGGAGCCACTGGCCAGAGGCCGAGATCGGTGTCGTCACCGGCGAGGTATCAAACCTTGTCGTCGTGGATTGTGACAACGAAGAAGCGTATGAGCGCATGCTGTCCGAAGGCATTGTGTCTCCAATACAGGCACGTACGAGAAGGGGGCATCACATCTTCTTCTCCCATCCCGGCCACGAGGTCAAGAACACGACCAACTGGATGGGCATCGAAGGCGTCGACGTACGTGGTGACGGCGGCTACGTGAAGGTGGCGCCGAGCAAGAACTACAAGTGGGACTTGATACCCGGAACCACGCTGACGTACATGCACGCTGAGATGCACCCGTGGGTGTACGGTCACGTCGGCAAGCAGGAAGAGGTCGACTTCGAGGACACAGAACGTGAAGGTATCAAGGCCGAGTTCGGCGCTGGCGAACGCAACGATGGCATGACGCGCGTTGCCGGTGCCATCATCAATGAACACGATGACAAGTGGGGCAAGGACATTCTGCGTCTCGTGTGGGCAGAGAACGAGAAACGCTGCAATCCTCCGCTGACGAAGGACGAGATCATCACGATTACCAAGTCGGTCATGAACCTGCACAAGGCGAACAACCCAGACGAGTTCAACAGCAGGGGGCAGAGGATCAAGGCCGTGCGCTCCGATGCCGAGATCGCCATGGCTGAGAACAAGGCGCTCATCAGCCTGAGTACGGCAACCTACTTCGACATCGATCCGCCTGAGCGTGAGTATCTCGTTGACAAAATCATACCGGCAGGACTCCCCGGCGTACTGGCATCGCCCGGTGGCGTCGGCAAGACGTTCATGCTGCTGGATTTGGCCGTCAAGGTGTCGATGTACAGCGAGGATGACGAGGTTGAATGGATGGGCCATCGTGTGCGCAAGCGTGGGCGCTCAATCCTGTTCCTTGGCGAAGATGACGCACACGAAATCTCACGCCGCCTGATGTCGCTCGACCCTACGTACAGGCGCGTCTTTATGGGCGAGGGGCTGACGATCATCAGCGTGCCGGAGATGGAGAACACGATGAGTTTTGGCGTGAAGAAGTTCGATGCGCTGGAGTTCACGCCGGAGGCGCACTCATGGCGTGAAGTCCTGACGAAAGACCTGCCGGATACCGTCATCGGCTACAAGGATTTGGCCCTGCTCGTCATCGATCCGATGCAGTCCTTCTTCGACTGGCGCTTCGATGAGGACAACATCGCTGCGGACAAGGCAATGAAGTGGGCGCAGTCCATCGCAGTGGCCACAGGGGCCGCTGTCGTCTTCACGCACCACCTGCGCAAGGAAGACGGGGGGATGCACTCACCGACCACGCCACAGGGCGCTGTGGGCAAGATCAGGGGCGCGTCGAACGTGGTCAACAGTGCGCGTTTCGCCATCCCGATCTGGCGTCCGAACGATGACATCGCTGAAACCGTCATGGCCAAGCTGGCTGAGATCGACCCGGACAGGTTCGACGTGACCGTCAACAACGCCATCTTCATGGGCGGCTTGGGCAAGGAGAACTTCGGCGGCGACGTCAGTACGCATTGGCTGCACCGCAACAAGATCACCGGCCTGCTCGAAGACGTGACGCACCTGCTCAGGGAGGAGGAGATCAGGGTGCGGGACAAGACAGCCGCTGGTTCCGTTGTGGATTACTTGCGTGACCATGGCGCAACGAACGTGAAGGATATTGCGGAAGCTCTTGATAAGACTGAGAAAAATGTACGCAATCAGATCACATCGGCTGTTGATAAAAAGCGCATCTACAAGGTGGAAACTGGCGTGTATGACTGGGTTGGCCATCACCCTGACATGGATCAGATTTACATGTACGTTTACGAGCGAGCCAATCACCTGATGGCAAGCAACGCCAACCATCCAGAGTTCGGTGATGACATCAAGAATGGCAGACTGAACCTGCGATTCCTGCAACAGCGCATGAAGACAGAGGCGAGCCAGTTGTTGTGGCAGGAGGCCGTGCGCCTGTTGGTTGACGAGGGTTGTATCGAGATCGAGAAGGAGCGCGTGTCGGGTAAACGCAGCGACAAAGGCGGTCGATGGCAGCGCTTTCTGCGCCTGAAAAAAGCGCCGGAACGGAGGAACGCAAACGAAAATCCTCGTTCCTCCGTTGATGACGAAAAAGACGAAGGAAATCAAGGGGATGAATCGTGAGGAACGGAAAATTCCAGCGTTTTTCCCCCCTATATGTATATAGATTCCTTTGGAATTTTGCCTGACGGCCCCTTGCAGCAGAAACCGAGCCGCTCTTGGAGGCGCGGCGTCGGTTGTCTGCTTGCTGCGGTAGGAGCCGTTGGGCACTCACAGGAGACGACAATGACAGAGCGCAAGATGGTCGGCGTGAGACTGACCGACAACCCCGACGTGAACAGGAAGGTACTCCCGCCTGAGTTCGTCGCACTACTGGACGCAGCGAAGGATTTGATGGATGCAAAGCTGGTCGGATTCAAGGTGGCGCAAGGCTCACCCGAAGCCGAGGCGATTGAGGAAATCACGGAGGCGTACAAAAAACGTCAAGCGAGGCTTACAAGCGATTGATTGTTGGGTATCATCCGGTGAGGCAACTCACCGGAATGAAACATGGAATACAACATCGCGTTATCAGCAGAAGAACTTCAAGTCGTTATCGGCATGCTCAACCAAGGGCCTTACGGTCAAGTGGCACCTGTCGTCAACAAGATACACATGCAGGTCGCAAGGCAAAATGCCGAAGCTGAATCCGTACAGGCTGACCACGTAAAGCAAGAAGACCCTGCCGCATAGGCACCAGCGTACGTGTTAGCGCTTATGCCACGTTACACGACGCCGACAAAGCAACAGCTCGCTTGGTTACGCGCGAACCTGAACAGGATGTCGTATACCAAGATGGCTGAAGAACTCGGCGTCTGCGTAGACACCCTCAAGCGCATCCTCGTACGCCACAACATCGCCCACTTTGAATCCGCCAAATACGCCCAGTCCCAACGCTCCACAGTCAAGACATGGAATCGTCCGTGTATGAACTGCGGCTGCACACGTACACGTCCGAAGTGGAAGTATATCTGCTCACCGTGTAAGGAAGAGATGGACTGGCAGGAAGACGACTGATGCCAGCAAAATCCAAACGCTACATGAAAGAGAAAGGCGCACGCTTCGAGCGCCAGCTTGCCGAGTTCCTCACCGAGAAACTTGGTGTCGCTGTAATGCGATCCCTCTACACGGGCGACCCCATGACACGCAAGGGAAAAGGCAGCGCCGACCTGATCGGTACGCCACGCCTGTCAGTCGAGGCCAAGTGCGTCGAGCGCCTGAACTTTCACGAGGCCCACCGTCAGGCCAAACGCAACGCAGGCGCAGACGAAGTGCCCATCGTGGTCAACAAGCGCAGTGGTGTGAAGGTGGAAGAGACGATGGTCGTCATCGAGTTGAATCATTTCGTGGAGATGTACAGGGAGTGGGCGTACGCGCAGGGATACCTGAAGTGATCAAGTCAACACTAGACCCGGGCATGTCGCCCACAGTCATACGCAAGAACGTAAAGAGATTGATCAAGGAAGGAATGGAAAAGGACGAGGCGTTCGACTACGCCTACAGGTTCGCTCGCCAGAACAGCAAGCGCAGGTTGGAAGCAATTCACACACGCCCCCAAAAGGAACAGCGCAAACGCTAGGCAAAAAAAGGGCCGACCCTTTCGAGCCAGCCCTTCCAACACACACATGCCATGAACAACGCAACATCAGCATGTGGGTGCATCATATCGCATCTGTCTGAACTTTGCTACACCAGCTTGGACACTGCCTCCGTCAGGTGCGTGGTGTTCAGATGCGTGTACCGCTTCATCATGTCCATGGACGAGTGCCCCAGCAACTCCGCTACCGTGCGACTGTCAGCCCCACGGATGATCAGGTTACTGGCGAACGAGTGACGTGCACAGTGCGGCGTCAACGCTGGCATGCCCATCCTGTCACGCACGGGATTCCAGTGCTGGTACACCATGCGCTTCGTCCACTGCGATCCGCAGCTACGCTTGAGCAACCAACCCGTACCCTGTGTGCCGATCAGGTCAAGCACACGCTGCACCAACGGGATCGAGCGCGTCTTGTGGACGCCACCCTTCCTCGACTCGACCGTGAGGACGTTGCCACGCACATGATCCCAGCGCGCATTGATCGCTTCGCTCAGGCGCATGCCGGTGAAGAACAACACCGTCGCAAACGGCCTGAACTCCTGATCACACATGCGCAGGAACTCCTCGACGCCATCCGAATCGAGCCACACATCACGTGGCTTGTCACTGTTCGGCTTGCGCAACTTGGTCGGATGCTCCGCAATGCCCACGTCGTAGGCGAAGTTCAACACCGCCTGTAACGTGGTCAGCTCACGCCTCACCGCAGCCTTCGAGTTGCCACGTACGTCCAGACGATGACGCGTAATCAACACGTCGACCGTCTTCCTGTCGAGCGATGCAATCGGCCATTCACCGATCTCGTTTTCCAGCCGCTCGATGTACAGCGCATCCGTATCGCCAAGCTCACCACGGTCAATGATGTACCGTGTGCAAACATCGCATAGCGTTGGCGAATCAGGATGCTTGACCCGCTCCACCGAGCCAAGCAGTTTGAGTTGCGTACTCCTGTCCATCACTCAACCTCCCGCTTTTCGATCAGCTTGCAGTAGCCGTCATAATGGAGCGTTTGGTCAACAGTCTGTGTCAACTGCGGGTCGTACTCCTTTCGGATCAAAGTCTCTTCTGGCTCCCATGCCATGCACATATTTTCGCAACAAGGCCAAGGTTCGTCTGGCCGTGTCATTGTGAACGGGCAAAATTTCTTCTCTTCCATCACCACACTCTCCTGCAATGCGGCATCTGCAACCGCTGTTTTCAGTTCTTCAAAACCACCTGACTCCTGCCAGCAATCAGAGTGTACTGCCCAGCGATGTCCACCAACCTTTCTGTGAACATGTGCTTCTTTTGCTGGCTCAATATAGTGACCGCATAGTGGGCATATCACCTTGTTCATCACTCGTCCTCCTCGATGCAGACCTTGAGCAGTTTGCCCTTGTGGGCAACACGTCCGTCCGTCTCGATCAGCGTGGAGATCATGGCATGCACTTCGGATTCAGCGCCGATGCCAAGGCCGATGTTACGAGTACGCAGTGCGTTAATGAGCAGGTCGCCCAGCTCAAGCCTGAGCCTGCGTATCTCGCTCTCGTGGATGACGGCCAGCCCATCCTCCTCGAAGAACTTCACGTTGCCACCGTACGCAGCCACCCGGCCCGGGGACACGTTGCCACCGGAGCGCTTCGATATACCACGTGGCCCGTCGTACGCAGAGCGATACGAGTCAGTACCACGCCAGCTATTTGTGTACGGATCGTAGTTAGGGTTGTCCTTGAACTTGCTGCGATGGCCGCTGCCGATCTGCGGACGCTCAGGTTCCTTGCGATTCAACAGACCATCAAGCCCCTGCTTGCCGATTTTCTTTTTCATGTCACTCATGATTGCTTACCTCGTTTGCGTGTTGGATGTTCCAGATTTCTCTACAGATGCGCACAACTCCATTGCGATCACCTCTGCGTATGCCGCGTTTACGTACGGCGTTAGCTACGGACAGCCAGAACTCCATGTTCCAGCCAGCTTGCGGGAACCAACCAAGCCAAGCATGGTCGATTCTCCCAGTTACCAGTTGTCTACGCTTGGCCATGACAATCACCTTGCCCCAGTCGAGGACATCAGGTCTGAGTTGTCGACCTTGTACCTGTCATTGACCAGCATCTTGGCCATCTGATCGAACGATGCCTTCGGCAGATCATTGATATCGTTGACGATCACGTAGCGTGGATAGAAGCGAGACACGGCATCGGACTGGATGCCAAGACCAACGCACTCGATGCCGTGCATACCCATTCGCTCGATCTCGTTGCGCAAGTGCTGGAGCTGGTGAGAAGAACCGCCCAGCGTACACGTGACCTCGGGGAGTCCATCGGACAGGACAAACATGATCTTGCGTGACTCCGGCCTGTGACGCAGGTGCGTCGCCGCCATGCGTACAGCCTCGACGTCAGAGTTGTGACCGCCAACGCACTTGGCAATCATGCCCATGCCATGCCGTTCCTGCATCAGCTTGCGGTCGTACGACTTGAACTCGTACATCTGGAACGGCTCAAAGCGGGAGAACTTGCCACTAGTTCTCGGGTTTTCGGCGACCTTCTTCAGGTCTTTCATCCACGAGATAGGCAACACCGCATCAGCGTATCGTCCGGGAGTGCAGTACTCTTTGCTATCAGCCGTTGAGTACGAGGCGATGAAGATGTTGTTGAAGCCAACAACCTCGAACGCAACACCGACCTTCTCCAGTACCTGCGACAACGCTATCGCAACCTGCTCGGCCAGAAACACACGACCGTGCATGCTTCCAGACAGGTCGATCACCATCGACACGGCAGTGTCAAGTTCCTTGCGGTCGTCACGCATACGGAAGACGTTGTCCTTGCCAAGCGCAGCTTGCACCAGACGCTTAGGATCAAGGTTGCCGAACTCCAAGTTGGTCTGCCAGTCACGACGCTGCTTGGCCATCAACGCACGCTCCAGCTTGCGTGCCATGGTGGAGATTTTGCCGTGCATGTCCTTCACGATCCTCTCGTAACGCCTCACCGATCCCGACTCGACACGAGACTTCATGTACGGCGTCATCATCCCAACCATCAGGTCATCGGCACGGGAGTAGCTGTCGTATTGCGTGGAGTACGGACGATAGTGCTTGCTGTTGGGCTGGATGTACTTCTCGAACGAGCTGTTGATCGCCTTGCTCATCAGGTCATCCGCATCGAGCGGCTTGCCCTGCGACGCAAGCTCACCAGTAAACTCCTTGTGTTCGCCAGTGGTCTTGCCTTCGGAATCGGACTGCTCACGTTCCTCGTCGTCTCCACTGCCGCCTCCGCCTTCGTCATCGCCGCCTTCAACAGGGATGCCCTCGTCGCCGCCTTCAGGGTTAAGCCCCTCTCCATCTTCAGGCTGGTCATCCTGCTCCTCCTGCTTCTCCTTCTCGTCGATGATCAGCTTGGCAGCATCGATCACTTCACGTGTGCCGCCAACTGGATCAGGGCTGGTCACGCCCATGGCAATGTCGACGTACGCATTGATCTTCTCACGCTGCTCGTCTGTCAGTACGGCCAGCGCATCATCGGCATGCTCGGAGCGATACCCCATACGCCGACGACCCTCGACTGTCATCATGACAGGCATGACAACGTCAAGATCACGCGCCTCTTCGGGATGTTCCTTGGCGAACTCAACGAACTCACCAAGCATCGCATCGTTGGTCGCTTCGAGGTTGGTCTGCGCACCGGAGTAGTCACGGATCGCAAGTTTCTCGATGCGAATGTCATCCACTGCGAACGCAACCTGTCGCAGCAACGCATTGTCAGATGACTCGCACTCCTTGTTGAACTCTTCCATAACGCCCGTATCCGTGTAGCGCTTGTGCCCAGTTTCGTGGTCGGCAAAGCCACGCGCTACCAGTATCTCGTCCTTGGACATCTGGTGTCCGCCAGCCAGCGCAGGATAGACGATGGTGCCGTCCGTCCGAACCATGGCCTGATTGCCCTCGAAGATGACAGCGGCATCCCGATCACGTCCGAACACCCGGCTTGCAGATGTTTGCGCCATCGCAAACTCTTCGGTCTTCATGCCATGCTCAGGCACGGTGCTGATGATGTTACGTCGTTTGTTCATGTTGATTACCTCTTGTGTTGTTTGATGTAGTCTTCAGCCCAATCGAGCAGGTACATGGCGTACTCCATGTCCAGCTCAACCTTGTCGAACGTCATGCGTTCGAGTCCTTGTGCGTACGCCTTATCGTACGCTTTGCGCAACCGCTTCACGGTCGCCGTGTTGATGAGCATTTCATTCGTCATGGTTTACCGCAGCCTCCCAGTCGAAGTCCGTGACGATGATCGCTTCCGACTCGCCACGTCCATTGAGTACCGCACGGATCGCTTCCCTGCCGACCTCGCCCGAGATGACCTGCCCGCTACGACCGAATCGGTTGGCAAACCACAACGCTATCGTCGGATCAAGCGTCCACGATATGCCCTGCGATGTTTCCTTCTCGATGTCGCAGCCACGATAGACACGTATCCTGTCAGGCAGGTTGTGCCATGTGTGGTACTCACCGGCATCCATGATTGATTGACGCATGCCATGCCTTTCGGACATGAACAGCGTGCGCCACGAGGAACGGTTACGAGACGGGAACTCAGCGTCGAGCCAGACGTCACGCAACAACGACCAGTAGTCGTCGTCTTCCATGCGGTCATCGTGGATCACACGTATGAACGCAGACAGTCGGTACGGTCGTTCGTGCAGGAACACGTAGTGATGGAACTTGCCCTCCCTCAACGCACGTTCGGTCGCTTCGGTCTTGCCAGCAAACCATTGGTTACACAGCGCATTGAGCTGTGGCGTGTACGGAACCTGCACAACGAACGGGTGATGCAGTACATGCGCACCAAGTTCTTCGCTGTACACAACGTGATCAGCAAGCTCGTCGTTCAGGTCTTCTTGTTTCTTCATTGCTTCAGTGATGTTCATCGCTTACTCCTTCGAGGGGTGGTGCATGCCTTGCACACGTCCCACCCCAGTTTGTTGATGCGCATAGAGATCAGCGCCTGTGTGACCCCGGTTCGTCTGGCCCACTCGGCCTTGGTCAACGACTCACCGTTGCACGTGACTGTCTTGACGTACTTCCTGTTGCGCGCTTGCGTGTTGGCATCAGCCCATCGGCAGTTCGTTGGTGTGTAATCGCCATCGTTATCGATGCGATCCAGCGTCATGCCATCAGGGCGATAGCCCATGTCGGTAAGGAAGTTCTCGAACGAGTCACGCCAACGGTCGCAGACCTTGATGCCACGTCCGCCGTACTGGCTGTAGCCGGAGTGGCTAGGCTCGTAACAGCGGCGTCGCATCGCCAGCCACGAGTACCAAGTTGGCGTCTTCGACATGCCGTGCGAGATTGGCTTGCGTCTGCTGCATCCGCAGCTTGTTGACGTACCGTTTGTCAGGGTCACGCCCTTTACCTTGCGACGCTTGCCGCACTCACACCGGCAATGCCAGTAGGTTGCACGATTCCTGCGCTCGGCGAAGCCAAGCACAGTCCAGCGACCGAATGTCTTTCCGGCCAGATCAAGTGGGTTCATGGTGATCTCCATCGGGTGTCTAGTGCAGACACCCTAGCATGAAGTTTAAGTCGGATGCAACGAGTTAGTTAAAAGTTCTATCGACTAACTCGTTGATCTTGGCAGCATCAGCATGCGTCACCGAGCCAAGCACAGTGGCCTCGATGGCCATGCGTACGGCCTCACCTTCCTTGGCCTTGGGATGCAGCGAAGTAAAGAACGCAATCGCCTCGGCAGTCGAGATAACACCACGTGGCGACAGCGGCTTGAGAATCGCAGCCTGCTTGAACGCTTCACGATGCTCACGTACATACTTGATCAGCCGATCAACCATGTCCTCGGCCAGCGAAGGCACACGTGCTTGCACCAGTTTCTTCTCGTCCGTTGCGTTCAGGTATCCGACCTCAACCCAGCACTGGAAGCGATCAAGGAACGCTTGCGATTGCACCCTTGCGCCCTGATACAGACCGAACTCATCGCCCTGACCCTGCGTGTTGGCCGTGGCTACCATGCGGTTGTATTCATGCGGACGGATCAGGCGACCAGCATCCTCTGTGAGCAGCAGGCCATTGCCCTCCAAGGCACGCTGGTATACGTATGCAATGTCAGGCCGGACAAAGTCCAGCTCGTCGTTGCAGATGACCGTCGGCTGGCTCATCGCTTGCGGCAGGATGCCGTCCTTGAAGTACGAGATCGTGTTGCCATGCTCATCCGTGGTCAGCCCGTCCTTGCCGATCAAGTCCATACGCGTGATCTCCGAGTCGAAGTTCACCCGTACGAACGGCCAGTTCAGGATGGAGCACACCTGCTCAACGAGGGTGGTCTTGCCAGTGCCAGTGTGACCCCAGACCCACGGCTTTTTGTCGAAGGCAAGACCCCACATCAGCTTGGCGAGTACGTCCCAGCGCCAGCGGTACGCTTCATCCTGCTGCGGTACGTCACGGTGCTCGCTATCCCACTCGAAGAACGGAACCTCGAACTGGAACATGTGCTTGCGAGAATCAGGCACACGGATGCCCTTCTCTTTCAGTACCTCGTTGGCATTGCGCCACGTTGCACCACCGCTCGGAAGCTCTCCGCTTGCAGAGACTTTGGCAACGCTTCCACCCTTGGAGACGTGCATGGTCGCCATCTTGCGCTTCATCTCCGAGAACTCGTTGGTCAGGTTGGCGAGTGCAGCCTCTGTCTTTTCGCGATTCCTGACGATGGTGTCGATGTCATCCATGCCAGCAGAGCCGAGCATGGTGTTGATC